ATGAACAAAGCACTGGAACTCTCAGGAATCGCGCTGGTGGCCCTGGTGGCCCTGGTGGCACTGGCACTCAGCGCATGCGCCCAACAGAAGCTGGCACCCTCCGTGGGCATGGCCAATCCCGCATCGGTCTATTGCGGTGAAATCGGCGGACAAGTTCGGATGGAGAAGACGCCCCAGGGTCAGGAAGGCATCTGCGTGCTGCCGAACGGGACGGAAATGGAAGAGTGGACGCTGTACCGCAAGGACCATCCGGCCAAGTAGTGGGATAGCGCTCAGCACGAACCACAAGCAAGTCGTTAACGCTCTGCCGTCACTGCGCGGATGCACAGCGCAAATGCACAGCTATACGCTCAGAGCAGGTGAGAACCCGGCCGCAGTCAAGCCACGTTCCACCTGCATCACGCAGCAGACCTGCAACTTCTTTACACGACGTAAAGCTTTCCTTCAGAAAAGGTCTGCATACTGGCCAGCAACGGATTCCGCCGAGCCTGGGAGCTTTTTCCTCCCTCCCTCTCAAATCCCTTCCCCAGGCACGCCACCACGGCATCGGCATTTTTCTTCCAGGGCCCGCAGCTTCGCCGCTTGCGGGCCCTTTTCGTTGCCGGATCGCAGCGACCGCACCCCAGCAATTCATCCATCCTGATGACGGACGAACGCTGGCCGGACGTGGCGCGCTGATAGAGGCAACGCGACACGCTTGCCCTTCAACGGCCGCAGCTCCAAGCGGACACCGTGTCGAAAGAACTCATACATACGGAGCATGCTCGACCTACATGAGCACCCTTACTTGGCTCGCACAGGGAAGCCTCACAAGCAGTTGAAATAGCGTCAGTCCCGAGACCCGCAATGCCCTGCTGATGGAGATAAGCATGAGTCAAGTCGTACCGAGTGAGTCTTTCAATCCGGACCCTGATGCCCGCTACCACCGGAGTCTCCTGGATGCCTTTCCGGTAAGGGGCAGCTACCAGCTCATTCAGTTGCGCAGCACCAGATCTCGCAGTCCCTTCCGACGTTTTGCGAAGGCTTGCATTCGGGCGGTTCGCGCACTTGTTCAATGACTTGAGGGGGATTGTGATGCGACATATTTTCCTCACATTTTTCTGGTCCGTCGTGACCCTCATCTCGCTGTACATCTCCACGCTGGCAGGGCCGATGTTCCCCGTCACGAGCTGAAATGCGGTTAACAGCCGGGCCTATGGTTGACTCATGGTTCTCCTCCTGGAATTCATAGGCATGCCCTGAAAAGGGCACCGGACTTTTTCTTCCTCGTGCCTGCACTTCGCAGGCATTCACAAGCTCGCAGCACCGCTGGCGGGCTTCTTTTTTTGCGGGGGCCGCTTCTTGCGGCTTTGGCCCGCTTTGTAGAGATGCAAGGCGGGCATACATCGGGTACGCACAGCGAAGTGCCAGCGGTGCCAAGGTTCAGGCGACCAAGCGGAGGCTTATGCCGGTGCGGCATGAAGGACAGGATGTTGAAGATGCGGACCGCTCCGCATTGGGTCAAATGCCTGCATCGCGTAAGATGCTGATCCACCAGTAGAAGCGGGCGTCGTTCAATGGCAGAACGTAAGCCTCCTCTGAAAACAGCGAGAATTCCCGAAAACCTACGCCAAAACCTACGCCGAACTGGACACCAAAAAAAGCCCGCATCGCGGGCCGTCTTTTTGGTGAGACTTCGGGTCGCTTCAGGTTTCCGCACGCAGCGCCTGCAGCTGCTCGGCCGGCAGCAACGCCTCTTCCTCGGGCTTCTCCGCGCCTGACCGTAGCGCGCCCAGCGGAGGCAGCCTGATGAGAGCATCGGCCTGGTCCGGCGTGCCATGCAGCCACGCATCCCAGTCGCCCGGCTCCAGCATCACGACCCCGCGCTTTTCCTTGCCGGGCCGGTGCATGAGCGACAGCACCGGGTGCCCGTCCGCGGGCTGCGTGATCATTGTGTAGTTCGGCACGACCTCGCCTGTCTCGGGGTCCGTCCACTCGCTGTAGAGCCCGGCCAGGGCCGCCGGCTGCCCGTCCGCGCGCCGGAACGACCACCAGACATTGCGTGAGCCCAGGCCCCAGTACGGTTCCACCCAGCTCTCCACTGGAATCAAGCAGCGCTGTCCGGCGCGCCAGGCAGGGGCATAGGTCCACGACCTAGCCAGAGTCTCGCGCCTGGCGTTGTTGGTCGACATCGGCCGGCCCTCGGCTGTCACGGGCCGGCGCGTCTTTGATGATCGCGGGATCATGCCCCATTGCCCGATCTCCAGCACGCCGCCTGCAGTGATGTATGGACCCAGGGCCAGCGGCGTGACGTGCGGCTTCCACCAGCGTGGTGGGTTCTGCGATCCCACGCGCCACATGCGCTCGATCTCGGTCTCTCGTGGGGTGTTGTAGCGATTACAGATAGCGGCCTCCGTTGGTGATGACCCAAACTACTGCCCTTCCCATCCTCACTCTCTACATCTCTGACATCTGACCATGACAAGCGAAGCTCTCACTGACATCCAATTGCGATCTTTGCTGAAGTACGACCCAGATACTGGCCAATTTGAGCGCCTTGTTCGCATGGGGCGCTACCAGGCCGGGACACAGGTGGGGGCAAAGATGCGAAGCGGCTACATCGCAATCCGCATCAACTTCAAGCTGTACTACGCCCATCGCTTGGCATGGCTCTACGTTCATGGGGCTTGGCCGCCCGATCAAGTCGACCACATCAATGGAGCCCGGGATGACAACAGGATCGCCAACCTTCGTTTGGCGGATCGCTTTCGCAACACTCAAAACCTTCGCTCAGCCAAGGCGGGCAACAAGTCTGGACTGCTCGGCGTCTCCCCTCACCAAAACATGTGGCGGGCTTTTCTCCATGTGCATGGCAAGACGCATCACCTCGGCCTGTACGACACCCCGGAAGAGGCTCACGCAGCCTACGTCGAAGCAAAGCGATCGATGCACGAGGGGAACACTTTGTAGAAGTGCACGCTGACTTACGCATAGTATTACTGTATATTTATACAGTCATGAAAGTCAAAGTCACCATCCTCCGCGAGGCAGGCGCGCGCAGCTATCACCGCGGACCACAGCAAGAGGTCAGGGGCGAGCTGGACCTGCTGCACGCACCCGTGCCTGGCGAGAAGCGGACCGTCCCCGTGCTTCGCATCCTCGGAGACGACCGCAAGAACCAGCTCTTCGAGCCCCGCCTGATCTATGCGTGCGCGGGCAAGATGAAGTTCAGCGGGTTGGAGCACTGTGACCGCGCATGGCACGCGCAGGAGTGGTCCTGCGAGTTCGACTACTGATGGAGTTCGTCATGCTCAAGTACGAAGAATTTCCGACGCTGCTCACCTACCCGAAATGGCTGGATTGGCCAACACAGCAGGTGCTGCCAGGGCTGCCTGAGGACTATCGCATCGAGCAAATCCACAGCGATTGGTTCGTCGTCTGGGGCCCGGGAGATGACCGCGTGTACAGCGGCTGTGGCCCGGTCTCCGTTGACCGGTCGCCGGCCCCTTTCTGAAAGCTCACCATGCAAAACCACAACCAGATCGAACGCGGCGTAATCGCCAAAGTGCGTGGCGAAGAGATGTCCGCAGCACAGCGCCTGCTGCCTGTCGCTGGACGGGAGCAACCCCAGCAGATCACCTGCGAGATCAACACCCTGCTTGCCGGGCGCGTGCGCATCACATTCGAGCTGCAGATGTATGGCCACGGGCGCCACCGCTTCTGGCATTGGGTCGGCAAGGGAGCGGTGCAACTGGAGCAGCCCGCTGGCTGAGCCAAATGGACTCGCTCATCTGGGGCGGCGCGCCCACGGCGCCTGGCTGGTATGCGGTCGTGGTGGACTACGGCCGGCGCCCCTTCCCAGCGGCGCGACGCTGGTCTGGGTCGTTCTGGGACGATGCGCGCGGCATTCTTGCCTTCGACGGGCCGCACGCCGATGCAGAGGCGGCACTGGACTGGGCCATGGAGCGCTGCCCAGAGGATTGACAGGTTCGACTACTGCTTTTTCTGCACGCTAATGGATCCGTCGGCCTCCAGGAACATGCAGCGGATTTCTGATTCCTCGCAGTCTGCCTCGCGCAGCGCCTTCTCGATATCGTTGCGCGATACCCGGTGGCTTTTGCGCGCGCCCTCGAAGATCGTTCCATCCCGCCCCAGCAGCACCGCCTCGCCCTCCAGCAGTTTTTCCGCCCCGCGCCAGCGTGCCGTCACGAAACCCACTGCCGTATTCAACGCAATGAGGATCACGCACACCAGCAGCCCTCCAGGCAGGGACTGATCAGACCCTGTCATTGAGGGCCCCGCCGCCTCGCTCACCAACATCACCACCAGCAGATCGAAAGGTGTGAACTGGCCCACGGTACGCCGCCCCGTCATGCGCATCATCAGCAGCAGCAGGACATAGACCGCCAGCGCACGTACGGACAACTCAAACGGATGGATGTCCAGGTTCCACATACCAACGCCCCTTCAATTCCGCCCCGCCCAGGGGCTACGCGACGAAGCGCGCACTGAACACTTGAAGGCCTGCCTCAACTGCCGCAATGCCTGCTGCCGCCGCGCAGGCGTCTCGGCCGCCGTGCAATCCCCCGGCACCCAGACCTCGTAGCCCGACATGCGTGCATCGGTAGCCGTGAGCATGACGCACATGTCCGCAGCAAACCCCACGATGACCAACCTGCGCGCCTGCATTCTGCCCAGCAGATGCAGCAGCGGCGTGGAATGAAAGGCCGAATGCTGGGGTTTGAGAATCACCAGATCCTCCGCATCGGGCGCAAGCAGCCGCGCGATCTCGCCACGCTCGCCAGCCAAACCCTGGCAGGCGGCCAGAATGTCGCTGAACTCGCTGTGCCAAGTGCCGTAGTTGTCGTTGGCGTAGATCGTAGCTACGCCCTTTTCACGAAGCCTGGCCTTGAGCCGCACAATGCGCCGGGCAGCCCGTACCGCTTCCTGCAGCAAAGGCCCGGCATTGGGAAACTGAAGCGGGTTGATGACATCCACCAGCAACAGCACCTCCGCGCTGTGAGGCACTTGCGTAGGTTCTAACCACCTCGTCCTGGGCATCACAGCATGGATTCGCGTTGCTGCTCCGCTCGTGATGCGCCGATGGCAGTTTCAACCTGCTTGACCTCTTCAGGGGGAGGCAGGACTGCTGGCATACCCAAGCTCTGGATCCACAACTCGCGGCACCAACCCTTGGTGTGATACAGGTGATGATCTTCATCCTTTTCCACTCGAGCGTGAGCCTCCTTGAGGGCCTTGCCCGTTTCGCCTGTAGCCACCTCGGCGACCTTGCCCAGGAGCTCCCAGTTGGCGTGGTCCTTGGTCTCAGCGTGGACCACGCACTCGCACGCCACGAGTTGCGCAGCGGCTGCACTACCACCTGTGAGAGCCAATTCCATCGCCTTCACCAGCGATGATCCTATGTGCTTCACGACATCACGGGAAGGCGAAGCTTCGTCCGGATTGACCCCCAACAGTTCACATGTAGTGCGCACCACGTTCTGGTGGCTGAGCGTCTCTTCGAGATACTCTTCCCATTCCTTTTTTAGGTCATCGTTCAGGGCGCAGGTCAGAGCAGTTCTATACACCTGCTCACCTCCGAGTTCCGTTTCCATCATCTGCAGCAACAGATCTTTGAGCTGAGAATCGTCATATCGTGGTTTAGCCATTTGCCTACTCCGGTTTACAGTTGCGGTCCGGCGATGGTCGGCCAACCTTGGCGCTTTGCGCGTAAGCAGCAACTGAAGGGTATGTAGTGCTTCCTGAAAGTTACGTGTACGTCCAAGACCGTCAAATAATGACGGGCCGACGGCACAATGGCTGCATGAGATTCATCGTGCTACTGATCATCGCTGCAGCCCTGTTCTACGGAGCGTCGCGGATTTCCCACATACAGATCGGTGAGCGCGCCACAGGCGGCTACGACGGCGCGTCAATGACGCCGCAGCAACGCGTCATCCAAGCCGAAAAGGAAGCCCGAGAAGCGGCAGAAGCAGCGCGCGCCGCGGCGATGAGGCAAGCCGAGTAGCACCGACGTCGCAAGAACAAGGCCAGTGATGGGAATCTGAATCGACATCCCTTTATCTGTTACTTCTAATAACACAACAATGCGAGGAATTTCAGCAATAGAAGGCAAATTGCATGCATTAATCCATCCTATTTAAGCAATCAACAAATAGCTCCTAAAATAAGATGAGGCTTCTTTCACAAGGAGTAAAAAAGTGCAATTCAAACATATCATTTCTGCCGCCGCAATAACTCTTATTACAGGGACGTCTCACGCATGGAATTTGGTTTACTCACATGACGCTAGCGGCACCCCTACGGCAGGGTCGCTGCAGACGCTGCGAACCGCCCTTAATAATGGCTCCAGCTTGAAGGTTCAACTCATATCTCCGAATGTGCAGACGTGGACTCTGTACTGCACTCAGCACGGCGTCAAGGCCGATGCGTCTCAAGCAGTTGTTTGCCTAAGCAATACCAATCTAGGCATGGATGTGCGAGTAGGCTCCAACTTCGGAGTGGTCGGTTTGCCTCCAAGCTCCACTAGCTATGCAGTTAATACGACTGGGCAGTTTGTTGAAACCAACATCAATCACAGCAACGGGGCTGTGGTCAATAGAGCCGTAAGCAATATTTCAATGCAGTGGTTCGTTGACTAAAAGAGGCGTCTATTGCTCGATCGGCCGCGTGCACACCATGAGCGCAGCCATCAGCTGGATCTCGTAGGCCTCGCGCCGCTCGATCTCGGCCAGGGCGGCCTGGGTGAACTGGTCTACTGTGGCGCCTGGGCGCAGTTGCTCGGTGGGCATGGCCGGTCGCTCAGGCACCGGCTCGTCGCATGCCACCGGCACGGGCACATTCACGCGCTGCAGCTCGACGCGCGTCGGCGCGGTCTGGCAGCCGGCCAGGGCCAGCAGGGAAGCCAACACCGCGAATTGACGAATTGAGCAATTTGTCAATTTCACGGCTTCGCCCTCCCCTGCAGCCAGTTGTCCACCCGGTGCTGGGCGCTCGCACAGGCATCGCCGGGCACAGCTTGCGGCTTGGCCAGGATCTCGTCGGCGCGCTGCTCATGTGTCCGGGCTCGGGCTGCTGCGCTGGCTCGCGCGGCCTCGCCTTCTCTCTTGCGCCGGTCAGCCAGCTCGCGCAGGTCATCGACTGCATCGCTGCAGGCGGCGGCCAGGTCGCGAGCGCCGTCCCGCTGCTGGGTCATCTCGCCCACACTGGCGCGCGCGGCTGCGGCGGCGTCACGCTGGCCCAGGTAGGCCCTGGTCAGCAGCACGTTGCCAAGCAGGCTCACCACCAGCGCGAGGACAGCGGCCGCGAGCAGTTTCGGTGTGATCCCGGTCACCGCCCGCCCCTCCACCAGTACCACCACATTGCGATCCAGAGTGCGTTCATGGACGAGCCTCGCAGCTGTAGCCGGAGCGACGCTCGGCCGCGCACGCGGATGCCTCAGCGTTCTCACGGGCCCCGGGCACGCCACAGCGCTTGAGCACTTGCCCGGCGCTGATGTACCAGGCCGGCGCCATCTCGGCTTCAGCGGCAGCAATTTCGATCACGCGGCAGGCCTGGTGCACGGTGCCAGCCGGGACCACGGTGCAGCCGGCCAGTGCAAAGCCTGCGGCAATCGGGAGAGATTTCATTGGGCCTCCATGCACGCGGCGTGCCGCGCCTGTTGACGGGTCCAGACACCGCGGCAAACCTTGTTGCCGGGGGTGCTGCAGTCGTAGCGCCACCGGATGGGCCGCCCTCCAGCACTCCACTGATAGGCGGCGTAGCCCTGCAGGGGCTGAGCGCTGGTCATGAAGCGATAGGCCAGGTAGGCCTGGCAGGCGCCGGCATAGTCACCGGCCCGCGTGCGCGACAGCATCGAGGAACCGCGCCAGGCGCCGCAGCCGTACTGGCCCGCGAAGTCCACGGCCTGGGCAAACTCGACTTGGTGCACCAGCGTGTCGCCCAGCGAATCGCGCACGCAGGCCCCGTACTGCTGCTCCAGCAGGTTGATGGCCAGCTCGCGCGCCCGTTCGCGTGTGATGGGCGGGTCGGCCATGGTCACGCGCGTGCCGTCCTCGTAGCGCGTGGCGCCGTGGCCGATGGTGGGCACGTCGCCGCGAACCGGGATGATGGGATCTGCGCTGAAGCCTTCTGCGGCAATCCAGGCCGCGAGAATGGCCGCGCCAATGCCCAGGCCTGCCGCTGGCATGCGGGCCGTGCTCATGGCGCGCCCCAGTCGGTTTCGGGCTCCGGCTTCAGCCCGGCCAATCGCGCGAGGCGCTGCCGCTGCTGGGCGCGCTGATAGTCCTGGCGCCACTTCCAGACCAGATAGCCGGCCTGCAGCGCAATGAAGGCCAGGGACGCCACGACGAGCCAGTCGCTCAACGGCAGGCCCCAGACCTTGAACACCCCGGTCGCGGCAGCGCCCGGCGTGGCCTGCATGATGGCGCCGGCAATGTCCTGCCGCTGCTCTGCGCTCAGGTGCTGGTGGATGCCCATCAGCGCGAGCAGGGATACGAGGTATTTCTTCATAGCCCCGATGATTCCGGGGCCGGGCCGCGCTGGCGAACCCTACACGGGGGCCGCAGGCCAGCCGGCCGCGACATCGATCTGCGACAGCGCCAGGGCGTCGTCGGCCGCTGCGTCGATCTGGTCCTCGATGCGCTGTCGGGTGCCCGTCAGCAGGCCGTGCACCTGCCGGTATGCGTCATCCTTGGACCGAATGCGCTCGGCCAGCACCAGGCGGTCGAGTCCACGCGCCAGCGCTGCAGCGTCGATCCAGGGTGTGGTGGCTGCGGGGTCCGCCTCAAGCGCCCTCGCCTCCTCCGTCTGCACGGGCCAGGATTCGCGCTCGCTCAGCGGGTATCCGGCTGCGATGACTTGCATGCGCCTGCGGTACTCGGCGGCCAGGGTCTGGCGCAGGGTCGCAGCAATTTCGGCAGCAGGCCGCAGCTCGGCAGGTAGCGGGACACCGCCGGCCGCCAACCAAGCGCGGTATTCGACAGCATCGGGGTTCGGCGGCAGTCCGAGCAGATCGTCCGCAAGCGGGATCGTGGCGCGCACGCCGTCGCGCCAGCGGTACACGATGCCCTCGCAGGTGAGCTGATAGGCGGTCATGCGTATTGACCCCCGGTGAGCTTTGTGCCATCCGCGCTGCCAGGCAAATAGCTCTCGCCTGCATTTGCAGCATAAATAGATGCGTTCAATAGCACGATATATCTGGGGCCTGTTGCCGTACCACTAAAAGTAACGGAAGCTATTTCTACGCTACTGCCACTGCCCCCGCAATATATGAAGGTGGCACTGAATGCGGGTGTCCCAGTCAGCGTCACTGTGATCCCTGGCTGGAAAATCAATAGTCCTTGCCCCGACACAACAGCCATATATGGCATACCGCTGGTGATTGTCATCGCCGCATTTACATAGCACTTTGCACCACGGGTCACGTCAAAGATCCGTGCGGAAATTGATCCGTAACGCATGGACCCCACAGCCACTGTCGCGCCCTCAGTGATCGTAAGCCCTCGTGCTCCCGTCAATGTGAAGCCAGAGATTACATACCGCAGCCCGCCACCAGATGCCGTCACGGCTGAACCAGCACCTCCAGCAATAGTGCAGTTTGTCAGCGTGGCCGTGTCCCCGATCACATTGACGGTGCCGGCGCCGACTTGTGATTTAAAAACCACTGCGGCATAAGAGCCAGGGGCGACTGCAATGGTCACGTCATAAATCGACAAATCCAGTGAGGCGGCAATATCAACGGCCTTTTGTATTGTGAGAAACGCCCCGCCTGCCGTATTGCTGAGCCCGGTGTTGCTGTCGCTACCATCTGTGCGGACGTAGTATGTGCGCGCGGCAGTGAGCAGCTCGCGCACGCCGGGCAGCGTGTCGCCCGTAGGCAGCTCGCGGATGCTGCCGCTGACGTTGACCAGGGGACGCCGAGAAGCCATGTCAGGCCAGCACGATGGGGAGCTGCGACTGGAAGTTCACCGAGGTCGCGCTCGTGGCATAGCCGATGTTCTGGACCACGTTCCCGGTGGCAGAGGGAACCGTTGCGGCGCCCTTCCCGGCCGTCGTCTGCAGGAAGACAGGGCCCGGCGTCTGCGCGGTGACCTGGGTGTTGGTGCCCTCGAAATAGACCGTGGCTGCAGCAGCGCTGGCAACTGCGGCGAGCACGAATCCATGCGCCTCCTTGCCCGTGATGGTTGCGTCAGCCTTGCGCGCGGCAAAGGCGCCCGCGTTGCTCCAGATGTTGACGTAGTCGCCCGCGGCCAGGGCCTCGCTGGCAGTGATGGATGCCGTGTCGGCACCGATGCCCACGGGCATCAGGCTCATGTCCAGACGGCCTGTGCTGTCCAGTGCCGGGATGTCGCCATCGTTGCTGGCCCCCGTGGAGACCACAACGCCGGAGACGCGGGTCAGGATGCCGTTGATGAGGCGGATGAAAGTCTTGGCAGCCATGGTGGCCTCCTATGCAAGGGTGATGGGTGGGTTGATGTCGATGAGAACGCGGGTGGCGGACAGGGCCTCCCCGATGACTTGGGAGAACAACGCGCCTGGCGGCAACGCCTGGGCCAGTTGGCCGGCCTGCCCGACCAGCACCGGGCCGGACGTCCAGGTCCAGCCGCTGTGCTCCAGCACAAAGCCGGTCTGCACCACAGCGTCGTCGCCTGGGCTGTAGGCATCGGCCACCACGCCCAGCACAGCGCCACGGTGCGTGGGATTGGTGGAGTCGGCCGCGATCAGCTCACCCAGGGCGTTGCAGGCCACCACGCTGTGGCCGCTGATGGGGGATGTGCCGACCTTGACCGTGATGGCGTCGCCGGCTGGACCTGGCGGGCCCTGACGGCCAGGAGGCCCCTGCTGTCCCAGCTCAACGATCTCGGTTTCTTGGACCTGCTCGACCAGCACCGAGTCCTGCACCTCTTCAGCCAGGATCTCGGTCTCGTGCACGACCAGCACGTCAGCCACGGGTGACCTCCGGGCTCACACAGCAGGAGCCTTGGGCCAGGCGCGTGACCTCGCCGCCGGGGTGGACGATTTCCAGATCGAACACCCCGCCAGTCCAGGAGATGGCCGCGGTGGTTCCCGCATTCACCAGCAGATCCACGGTGCCGGCAGGGCCACCAAGGGCGATCCGGCCGTTCTCGGTGGTCAGTTCCAGCAGCGCGGCCGTGGACTCGACTTCTTCGCGCACCTGCATGCGGGCCGTGCAGCCCGTCAGGTCGATGGGTGTCTTGTCGGGGTTGAGCCAGCGCAGGCGCTTGCGAAACGTCGCGCCCTGGTAGATCTGCAGTTTGAGATTGGCCGGCTTGGTCATGCCCTGCAGTGTCCCGGCCAGAGCCTGCAGGAGCGAACCCTAGCCGGGGGCGCGGCCCAGTGGATCACGGATTCAGGACAGAATCCCAGTCCGTCACATCCCGCTCGCTGCCGCTGTAGCTGCCGCTGGCCCGGATCTGGTTGTTGAGCGTCGTCACCATGTTGCCCAGCATGTCCACGATCTCCTGGCCGTTGACCATCTTGAGCTTGGCCACGTCCACGGCCACGTCGCTGATCTGCAGGGCGTCGGCCGTGCTCTTGTAGTGCCGCTGGGCCGCTTCCTGGGCCAATTGCGCCAGTCGGGCGCTGAATTGGGCGGGCAGCGCGTAGCTGCGGTTGTAGCTGTCGATCACGGCATCCTGGTCGCTGATCCACAGGCCTCGCGCGCGCAGCTTGTCGCGGAAGGCCTGGGCCGTCTGCTGGTGCAGCTGCTTGATGCGGTCCATACGCTGGTCAAGCTCTGCACGCACCAGGCGCATCTTGGTCTCGCGCTCCTCGCGCAGGCGCGCGGCGTGGGTGGCAGCGATGGCATCGGCTGCTGCCCGGGTGCTTTCGGCGTACAGGCGGGCAATGGCCACGTGCGTGGCCCCCGGGGCGAAGCGGTGGCCGCTGGCGGCGGCGGCATCCAGCAGATCCCGCTCCCCAGCCCAGGCGTCCTTGCGCGCCAGCGCGAAAGCGGTGTCGCTGGCCACGCGGTCCACGCTCTCGATGTAGGTCGTGCCCACCGCCGAGGCCAGGGCCGACTGGATCCAGGCGTCCGCGTCGGCGCCAGCATCCAGCAGACCCGGGAACAGGTCGTTGACCACGCTGCTGTAGCCGGTAAAGAACGTGCCCACGGCCTGCTCAATGACCTGCGGCAGTTGCCCCACGACCGGGGCCGAAGCCTCGACCGAGGCCGGGCCCAGGGCCGTCAGCACGGCAGACAGGCTGTTGCTGTGCTTGGCCTTGGCCACCTCGGGTTCGCCTGGGATGCCATCGATGATCTGGGTGATGGCCGGGCCGATCTTGGACTGCATCCGGCCTGCAGCGTCGTTGATCATCGTGCCGATCTTGTCGATAGCGGTGTAGACGATGGCGGTCGACAGGCCCTGCATTGCGATGCCGGTGGTGGCCATGCTTACTCCTCGGCGTTCACGGTGTTGGATTCGGTGGCCTGCGAGTTCACCGAAACGCCGGCACTGTTGAGCGCCGCAGCGGAGCCGGTGGACAAGCGGCGCAGGCGCTTGACCTGCTGCTCGACGTTCAGGCCGATGACTTCCAGCGCGCGGTCGTTCATGGCCTTGACGGTGCGCTGCGAGGCCGCGCTGCCGTCCTGGTTGGCCAGGGCCTGGGCGTCCCAGCGCTGCAGCTCGGCGCTGGCCACCTGCATCTGGGCAGCGAGGGCCTGGTCGTCGCGGCGCACACGCGTCAGGTACTCGTTGTTGCGGCCAAACACGTCGTACATGATGTTCATGCGCCCGAACACGAAGTCCATGGCCGTGTCCAGCGCGGAATTGCGCAGGCGTGCCAGCTCGGTGACGGCGTCCACCAGCAGGCGGCGGCGCTCGGCCTCCCGGTCGGCCGTCATCTGGGCGGCCAGTCGGCCCTGGTACAGGTCCACCACGCCGTCGGCCACGGCCTGCAGCGCTGCCATGGCCCCGGCGGGCACCGGCAGGCCGCGTTGGTTGAGCCCGCCCAGCACCTGCACGCCCTGCTGCCGGGCCTGGGCTATCCGGTGGTCCTGGCCGACATAGCCCAGACCGTCCTGGCCATGCATGGTGGCGCGCAGCCAGGCCACGGCATTGCGCCAGCCCGGCCCCACGGGCGCCACGATGTCCATCACGCCCTGGAACTCCACGGCCCATTCGCCGGCCACCTGATCCAGCTGCTTGGCCAGCGCCTTGTCGTGCTGGGCCACCCAGGAGCCTGCATCCGCCGGATCGAATCCGCTGCTGTACTGCGGCAGCCGGTAGGCGCCATTGGTCCTGGCGGGTGTGAAGGATGTCACCGGCGACTCGATGGCTTGGGCCTCACCGTACTTCTGCAGCGCAATGCCCCAGGCACGGCCCAGCAGCTCGTCAAACAGAATCGCTGATGGCAGCGCGCGTCCATTGGCCATGGTCAGCCCCTCCCGATCCGGCGCTGGCCCGCGACCACGCCGAAAACAATGTTGTCCAGTTCGGCGGCGCCCTCGCCCACCAGGTCGAACGTGAAGTAGTTGGCAGCCAGGCCCCGGCCCGGATCGAAGCGCTGCACGCGCTGCGCTGCATCCACGCGCCGCGCGCGGTAGGTGTAGGCCTGCTGGCCGTCGCCGATGCGCACATACAGCTGGCCCGTGGCCGAGACGCCGGCATGGACCGACTCCAGCCGCTTGATGGCCTGGCTGCCGAAGTCATGCTTGCCCAGGCCCGCACCCCATTCGATGGGCAGGCCGGCGTCGGTGCTGCCGCCCAGCCGGTAGACGCCATCGGCACGCACGCCGAACTGCCGGCCGCCCACGGTCATGAAGCTGTCGAAGGCGTAGCCCTCGTAGCGGGTGGAGGCGCTGGATTCCGTATTGACGACCCAGGCATGCCCCGGATCGACCAGCACAGGCCGGCCGTCCACGACCCGGAACACCAGCGCCCGGTAGCGCTCCACGGCGCCCAGGTGCTCGAGCACGCTGGCCACGATGGCGCCCGAGATCTGGGTTTCTGCCGCGCTGCTGATCTGCTCGAGCACGTCCAGCACCAGGCCGGCCGCGCCCAGCGTCAGCGCGCCCGAGGCGCCCACGCGCTCGGCGATGACCACTGTCACGTAGCCGCTGGCGTTCAGCGCCGCCTCGGCGCCCAGCAGGTCCTGCGCCCGCACCAGGTGGGTCAGCGCCTCCACATCGGACAGCAGCTGCAGGGGCGCCAGTGTCAGCCGGCCCTCGGCATGCCTGTCCTGGGAGGCCACGGTGAAGGCCGGGCCCAGGCGCATCTGGTAGTCGTGGCCCTGGCCGCTGATGATGGCGCCGTTGACCACGGGCGGCGGAACGAAGGCGGTGCCGATGGAGTACTGTGGAATCCAGGCGCCCTCGCCCACTTCGACCTCGGCCGTGGCCTGCAGGCGCGCCAGCGTGGGCCGCGCCACGGCGTCATTGCGGGAGTCCGAGGCACGGACCTGGGCGCCAGCCAGCCGCAACGCGCCGCGCGGGATGGGGTCGCCAGCGACGCGCAGGGGCCGCAGCCGCGCCTTGACCTGGGCCAGCGGCCGGTCTGCTGCGAACAGGTCCAGCGGCTGCAGCCCCATGCGGATCTCCAAGGGCTCCAGCGCCTGGCCCTCCACCTGCAGCGGTGCCAGGTTCAGCACGGCCGTGCCGTCATGCTCGACCACACCGTCCTGCAGCCGGGGCGAGTCAACGACGTCATCACCGGCATACAGCACGGCATCCAGCACATAAGGGCCGGTCATCGCAAAGCGCCCCTTATAGACGCTCACGTCGTTCAGAAACCACTCGATGCGCGCGCCTCCGACCTGGGCGCGCACCGTGTCATTGCCCGTCATCGAGCCCACGCGCTGCAGCGTGACGCCGGCATGGCGCACGTTGACCTGGCCATTCCCGAAGAGCAGGCCGTACTCCACATTGGCGAACGATGAACGGCTGACGCGTGGCACCTGGCTGGCCAGGGTGAAGCCCACCACGGCGCCCACGGGCTTTCCGATCACGAAGGTGGCCGTGCCGATCCAGTCAGCCGGCAGCTCGCGCAGGCTGTGCGCTCCACCGTTCCAGCCGAAGTGCCAGTCGTAGGTGCGGCGCTCCGGGGTGGCGACCTTCGGCGGCCGCGCGGGAATAGCGGGCTGGGCGGGGATCACGATGCGCACGTTCTCGCGGCGCATGATCCAGGCGCTGGTCCAAGTCAGGGGCACGCGCTGGGCGTCGGCATAGTCGGATGTCTGCACGTAGGCCCAGACATCGCTGTAGTGGGCTGTCGCTGCGCTCAACGATGGGTTGCCCACGCGCTCGCGCAGCACATCCAGCGGCGTGCGCCAGGACACCAGGCGTTCTCCGCCGGGCAGCTCCCGCTCCAGCCGCTGCATCTCGTGCGGCCCGGCCTCGACACGCACATCGCGCCATTCGTAGGTGACGCGCTCGGGGATGGCCGGCTGCCCCGGGAACCCCGGGTCCGCAGGCGTGGCCGGCACGAACTCGACCAGCTTCTTGTTCTTGATCAGCGCGTTACCCATTGGCGGGCTCCTTGGCGCGGTGGTCGGCCATCCAGGGCCGGCCGGGGTTCATGGGCAGCAGCTCGCCGTTGTCGTCGCGCAGGCTCAGCAGGGGGAACAGCTCGCCGCGGTTGAAGTCGAAGCGCGAGTCGTCGATGTCGTAGCCGCTGGAGCCGGGCAGCAGTTGGCCGTCCACCCAGGCCCAGTACGGCAGGCGCATGCTGAGCGCCGTGGCGCGCCAGCGCTGGCCCCCGTCGCGGCTGGTGTGCAGCTTCACGGCCAACGGCAGGATGGCGCCGGAGTCGTCGGTCTGGCGCGGGCCGTAGACGGGGATGGCCAGCGTGCGCTGGTCCAGCGCCACGACAAAGCCCACGCGCTGGGGCCAGGGCTGGGGCAGCATCCGCCGCTCCCATGTGGCGCCGCCATCATCGGAGACCATGAGCTGAGCCCGGCTGCCGGGATAGTCGATCACGCCCGGCGAGCCCTCGGCGTGGATGTACTGGGGGTCGAACTGGACCCACAGCAGCGGCTTCCTGTCCACGCGCACGCCGCCGCCGTAGCCCACGGCCCAGTAAGGCGGGTAGTGCCGCAGGCCGCCGATCACATCGCCAGCATGCAACCCTGCGCTGAACCGGCTGCCCGGGATGGTGCTGATGCGCGTGGCGCCGGTGCGGGTGAACGCATAGACCTGCACGCTGGCCGCATCGGGCGCGGGCACCAGGCTGTCCAGCTGCAGCGCGGAGACCAGCAGCAGCGTGTCCTTGTCGCGCGGCACCATGGCGGCGATCACAGGCGCGGCGTTGCCATCGGTGATCCCGGTATGCGGCACATGGACCCAGGTGGCGCCGTTGTCATCGCTCCAGAGATAGGCCCAGCCCGCGCTGGCCGCGGACACGCTGCCGGCGCCCGGCAGGCGCAGCGTGGTCATGCGCAGGGACAGCACCAGGGTCTGGGGCGACAGGCGCACCAGGTCCATCTCCACGGGCGCCATGTATTGCCCAGCGGTCAGGGCCGCCGGCATGGTGATCTTGGAGGTCTGCACGCCATCGGCCGTGGTGCGCGTGCAGGTCAGCCGGAACAGGCCCGAGGAATCGGGGTGGTAGCAGTCCTCGGCCAGGCCATGCACGGCGACCAGGCTCAAATAGCTCTTTCCATCCTGCTTGGCCATGGCCGGCTCGGCCACGGCATAGGTGCTGCTGGGATCGGCACGCATGCTCAGCAGCACCCGGCCGAACAGCAGGCCCGCATTGGCAGCATAGACCTTGCTCGCGTCGTACAGCTGATCGTCGTCTGCGAAGAAATCGATGGAGCGCGACCCCGGATCAAAGCCCAGGCCGCTGTGCACGCCGAACGAGAGCAGCACCTTGCCGCCGGCGGGCCGGTCTGGGTCCATGCGCACCAGCTCGACGCCCGTGCAGCGGCTGACGCGGCGCACCGGCTGCGCGAAGCCATTCATCCCCGCGAAATACCGCGTGTCGCCAGCCGCCGAGACCTCGCGCACCAGCAGCACCGTGCCGTCGCCCAGGGAGAACAGCCGCCGCTTGCCGTTCTTGGTGGCATGGTCAGCCGTCTCCACGCGGGTCTCCACACGGGTGAAGCGCGGCACGCGGGTCTGCAGCTTGGAAGCGGCCAGGTTGCCGAAGGACAGCGGCCCCTGCTGCTCGTCCAGCGCAGACGCCATGAGCTGCACCCGGGGCACAGCGTCGGGCGCGCCCGGGGCAGGCGGCGCCACATCGTCGGGCACGGCCTGTGCATAGCCATCCGTCAGGCGGCGCGCGTCCGGCGGCTCCCACAGCGACACCAGCTGCACGACCTCGCCGCCCGTGCGCCGCATGGTGACGAACTCGCCGGAGCGCTGCACCTCGCTGCCGTCGCGCCGGTCGGTCATGAAGGTGTTGCCCACATCCAGCATGCCCTTCAGGGCCTGGTGCTCTGGCCCGCCGGCATCGCCCTTGAGGTCCTTGTGGATCAGCATCACACCTCCTCGCGCGCCAGCAGGAAGTCTGTCCAGAACTCGGAGGGGCCGCCACCGCTGGTGCCGTTCCACCAGAAGGCGGCAAGGCTGTCTACGCCATTGAAGGCCCCATCCGCCTGCACACGGTCCGTCGCTGAAAGCGCATAGGGCCGCATCTCCTGCCACTCGAATTCCGTGCCCGCCAGTTCGGCTGCCGTGATCTCGCCCAGCAACACCTCGCCGTCGAGTACCTGGAAGCCGCCGCCCAGGCTCACCAGACGCAGCTCCTGCACCGTCGCAGGCACGTTGACCGGCTTGACCACAGCGCCGGCCGCGTCCAGATCGAACTCATGCACGCCCGCGTTCGTGTCCTTGTACAGCAGAGTGACGTCCGCCGTGACACTGACGGGCTCACCGGCCACCGTGACCTGGTAAAGCCCCACGTTGATCGTGCGCACCAGCTGGGCCGGAGCGCGGACCTCGAAGTCCGGCGCCGGTGGCAGGCCCGGCTCCAGGAAGCCGCGCGACGGGTTGATCGCATCCCCGTTCCAGCCGAACGCCCAGTGCGCCGCATCGATCAGGTCCTGGAAGTCCAGGCCTAGGTAGGGATCATCGGCAGCCACCACGGCCACGAGCACGTCGGCCTGGGGAACCAGGGCCCCGGCCTCGTAGACGAGCGTTCCAGCAGCCATGCCCGCGCCCCGATCAGAACGCCGGCAGCGCGATGGAGAAGAAGTTGACGGCCTGGGGCGCGCCCACCGCCAGATCCACGCTGGTGATGTTCAGGTCGGCACCCGCGCGCGCCACGGTGCCCTGCAGGCGCGGCAGCGTGATGGACAGGCCTCCGGCATCACTGGCGCCAACGAAGCGGAAAAACCGCACCGTACCGGACTCGATCACCGTGCCGGTCCAGGTCTGGGTGGACAGCTTCTCGATGAAGCCATCGGCCGCCGTGGTGCTGAGCGTCAGGCCCGCAGAGGTGCCGTCGCTGTAGATCCGGGCCAGCAGCTTGTGCACGGCAGGGTCCAGCGCGGCGTCGGCCGTGGCAGGGATCGACACTTCCGGGCAGCCGTACAGCTCCAGGAAGCCGCCATCCAGGGCCGCCTTGAGCGAGCCCGTGGCGAGCATGTGATTGCGAAGGCCGGTAGAGGCTTTGGTCGTCATGGTGGTGGTCCTCGAAAAATCAGGAAGCGGTGGATCAGGAAACGGAGATGAACTGGAAGCCCGCCAGGATCTCCAGGTAGAAGGCGGGATCGACGGCGCGCGCCACGGGCAGGCGCACGATGGACAGCAGCGCGCCGGTGTCCGAGCCCTTGCCCGAGCTGCTGCTCACGAACACGCCGTTGACGGTCTGCATGCCGGTGAAGCTGAACCGCGCCAGGCTCAGCTCGTTGCTCACGCCGCCGGCCGAAACGTTGCCCGGCACCCAGGCCTTGCGCGTCGTGCCGTCGTACTGCGTGACCTCGGTCACCAGCGTGGGCAGCGTGGCCGCCGTCTCGGTGCCGTTGGGCACATAGGAGCCGGACCACAGCCCGATGAACAGGTTGGCCGGCATGGCCGCGCCCTTGAAACAGGCGTTGGCGATCAGGTCCAGGCCTTCGCCGGGCACGCGGTTGTGCAGGCGCTCGCGGTGCACCAGCGCGTCGTCGGCGCGGCGGCGCAGCGCCAGGTCGTAGGTGAAGCCGCAGGGAATGGCGTGGTTGGTGTTCATGGCTGGGCCTTTCGTACAAGCCGGGCCTGGGCATAGGAGCCCACGCCGGCCGAAGTGCTGGGGGATTGAGAGAGGGTGCCCACGATGGCGCGCATGCCGTCGGCCTCGCGGTACAGCGTTGCGCCCGCGCCCGAGGCCTCCATAGCGATGTGCTCGGCCTGCAGGTTGACCAGCGAACCGTCTGGCCGCGCCGAGACGATGCCGCGCGTGCTCATCCAGTGCGCGCCGTCCGTGCCGCCCGTGGCCGCGAGCCGATACCCGGCCTGCTGCTGCAGCGCGCCGTACGGCAGCACCGCACGCATGGACTGCGCCGGCAGGCCGCCAGCCAGGAAATAGGTCTTGTCCGCCATCACAAACACGCCAGCCTCCACGGCCGCGATGCAGGTGATGGGCGCCGGGAAGATCTCGAAGCCCTGCGACTCGTCGCGCAGGCCCGGGGTAAAGGGCTCGCTGTAGATCAGCGCCGAGCCCACGGCCACCAACAACCGGCCGCCCTGGTAGGCAATGCTGCTGCCCGCCGGCATCAGGGAGAACTGCACATCGCCCACGACCTGCGGCTGGGCATCGAGCCAGCGCGGCGTCGGGCCGGGCACGGGGTGATACGAGCCGACGCGGATGCCGTCCGTGAAGTACACGGCCTCGTTGACCTCGGCATACACCACGGGCGTGACCCGGCCGTAGCCCGCTGCGACCTGGGTGCGCGTGGTGGCGCCCGAGGCATCCACATCGATGCGGAAGATGTCGCCGCTGTCGCAGTACAGGCCATAGGAGCTGTCCAGCGGCGACCAGCCCGAATGGCAGTCCAGGCCCTGCTCAGCCAACGCATAACCGGCCCGCGTCTTGAGAGAGCCCTGGGCCGTCACATCGACGTTGAGCGCATCACGCAGCAGGTGGCCGGCGCCCTCGGGCAACCCGAGCTTGAAGTCGGGCGCGCGGTTGTCCATTCCGAGGGGGAACGGGCCGATGGGCTTGGGGGTGGATGGCATGGCCCGCAGTTTCCCGGGCGTGCATCCATAGGTCGAACCCTAGCCGGGGCACGCGCTCCGCGAAAGTGTGCGACCAATTACATTTTCATTACTCCAATAGTTAGCAAAGTAATAGTTGGCTTAATAACCAATAGGTTGCAGTAATTAATTCACAGCTCAATAGGGGAAATCTAAAAATACAAGGGCAAAACTCTATTAGCATGCATGACTTCACACACTGGAGGAGTAGTTGCAAATGAAATCATTCAAGTTGGTGGCTGCGTCAATTGGAACCGCTGCTGCAATGTTCGCAGCAGGTGCATCCGCACAAAGCCCCGGCGTGCTGCTGCCTATCTCCATCACCAACGCGTCCGGCAACGTGGCTGACATGACCAAAGCTGCGGATGGAAATCCCAATACGATCTGGAACGCCGGCGCGGGTCCCACTCAGTGGATAGATATTGACCTGGGCTCCGAGAGAATGTTCTCTATTTTGAGGATGCTTCCCTCTCAAAATCCTGCGGGAACCACTGTGCATCATATTTGGGGAAGAAATGATGCAGGGGAATGGTTTGATTTCGGTGAAGTGTCTGGATATACCCAAGACAATCAATGGATTGAATATAAAAATCTCAAAGAAATCCCAGTGCGGACAATTGTTCTTCAAACAACCAGCAGCCCGTCTTGGGTAGCATGGAGAGAATTCCAAGTCTATGACGGAGGGGATCTCATTGAAAGCTGCCACCACAATTATCCTGCAGGGGTAGCAGTTTACCGAACTGCAAGACTGGGACGCTGCCCAGACTATACCTTCGGTGCAAGCTACTTCCTAAGGGATACACGCAACCTTCCAAAGGGCGCTGAAGTCTATGTCTGCTCAACTAACCAAATGAACGGTTGGAGTTGGCTTGCGAACTCCAATGCCCCATATTCGGGAACATTGCCGCGACAAGGGCGCTGTGGCGAGTACCAAAACGATTCCCTCTTCCTGATGCGAAAAAATTAATCTCCTCTGCGAGATAAACGTATGGGAGCAAGATTCTCCGCGTTCACAAAGGTTTAGAACTTCAGCTTGATCAAAGCATGCCATCGCCAAAGGATTGATCCTGCAATTGCTTTGTCTCACGATATTGGCATGCCCGGCATCATCTTCTGGCTGCTCGTGATCGCAGCCATCCTCTTCTTCAAACTGACCACGCCCGCCGAGCGCCGCTCGATGATCGAGACCTACTGGCTGATCATCCTCGGGCTCGGCGCCGTGGGCTTCATTTGGCAGTTCCTGCGGCAGGGCACGCTCAGTTCGTGAGCCCGGCCACGCGCTCGGCAATGGCGTTGCGGCGCTGCTCGATCTCGTTCAAGCGCTCGCGCTTGGCCTCCGCCGACAGCAGGCGATCCCCGTCGATCTTCTTCGCGCGCTGACCCAGTTCTGCCATCTGCTGCTTTGCGGCGTTGATGGCCATGCGGTTGCGCAGCTTCGGCCCTTCCTCTTCCTGGATGCTCCGCGCCAGCTCCACGTCGCCCGACTTGATCGCAGCCTGGTAGCTGGCCCAGGCCTGCTCCACGTCCTTGGCCTGCTCGTACATGGTGGTGACGTAGCGGCTGGAGCCCGTGGGCAGCTCCTCGACGAAGTTGCCAGCCACGAAGGTGTCCCGCAGGCGCATGGCCGGGCGCTCGCCGCGGTCGAGCATGGGGCGCGCGATGGCGTCCGTCGCACTGGTGCTGACCGTGGCCAGCCAGCCGAAGTACCCGCGCAGCAGGAAGTCCACCTGCTTCGGGCTCAGGCCCGAGTACTCGCCCTTGGCCAGGCGCACCGGGTCGGGCAGGCCCCAGGAGCCCAGCAGGCGCGCCACCTCCGAGGTGCGCTCGTTGTAGCGGTCCTGCGGGCGCAGGCGCTCATCGGCCATGCCCTCGATGGCCCGGCCGCTGAAGCTGTCCTTGTTCGCGTAGACGTCCAGGAAGGGCTTGATGGCCTGGGGCGTCGGGTCCATGGCGAAGGTGTTGAACACCATGTCGCTGATGCGCTGGCCGAAGCGCTTGCCCGTCATCTCCTCGCTCATCATCAGCTCGGCCGTGCGCTCGGCCACCGTGCCGATGGCACCCACCTCGAAGGGCTTTGGAATCCGGAAGGCCTTGTCGCCGATCTTGAACCACCAGAAGTTGTCCCGGTCGAAGTCCTCGCGCTTCTTCCAGTCGTCGTCATCGGCGTAGGCAGCCAGCAGGCCCAGGCTGGCCAGCGACACGGCGCCGGCCATAGCGGCGAAGCGGCGCGGGTCCTCGCCGGCAGCGCGGCCGAGCTTGTATAGGCCCTGCAGGCGGGCGTTCAGGAAGGGCACGGTCTGGGCCAGGAAACGCACCGTCTCCCATTTGCCGGACATGCTGAAGTCCATCAGGTCCCGGGCCTGGAAGCTGGCCTCTGCATGGCTCAAGCCCTTGGCGCGCAGGCGCTCGTACAGCGCCGTGCGGTTCACGTTCTCGGTACGGTCCCCGAATTCCTCGTACACCTCCCACAGAGAGCGCATCTGGTCCTTGAGCTTGTCGAAGCCCTGCTTGTCCAGCATGGTGCCGCCCAGGCGCTCGATCTGCCCGCGCAGTTGGTTGGTGTTCTCCTGCGTGCCGAACTTGATGATGCCGCCACTGGCCAGCATGGAAGCGTAGGTCTGGCTGTTCTTGTCCGTGGCCTTCCAGCCCTTGGCGACGTTCTCCAGCGGGTTGTAGCTCAGGTCGCTCTGCGCGATGGCCGAGAGGCTGTCGCGGATCAGGTTGCGGATCTTGAAGGTGGGGTTCACCGTCACGCCGAAGGTGAGCAGGCGCTTGAACGGCGCCATGGCCTTGACGATGCCGCCGGGTGTGTAGCTCATAGCCGAGATGGCATCGACCAGCAACGGGTCCTCGATGGCCCAGTGCTCGGCCACGCCGTTGCGCATGACTTTCACCGACCCCTTGGTGTCTGCCGGCACGCGCTCGGCAGCGCCCAGCTTCTCGGCCGCGTCCATGGTCTCCAGAGAGGCCCGGTTGCGCGCGGCGGCGGCATAGAGGTGGCTCCAGTTCATGAGCGTGTTCTGCAGCAGGTCGGCGTTGAGCTGCTGGCTTCCGCCCTTGAGCTTCTTCCAGGCCTGCTGGTTCACCAGCCCGGAACTGAAGCGCGGGCCGCGCATGCCGCCGTCCTCCTCCATAAGGCGGTAGAACGGCACATAGGGCTGGTCCTTCATGAGGTCGTAGGCGGCCTGGTCGATCAGGCCCGAATCCCGCGCCACCTTGAGGCTGGCCTCGTTGAAGGCATTCAGCTCCCGCAGCGCGGCGGCGTACAGCGGCATGCGTGCCGTGCCGTCGGCCATGCGGCCGGCATCCAGTGAGCGCAAGGCCGTGATGTCGCGGTCGGTCAGCAGATTCTCCTTGCCCTCGGCCTTCAGGCGCTGGGCGCGCTGGGCAGCCACCCACTGGAAGAATCGGTCGTGCTCGCCCTTGAGGCTGGCCAGCACGTTGGCGAAGCCGCCGTCCTTGATGTCCACGTCGGCCACGCCGTCGCGCAGGTAGGGTTTGCCGTAGAGCAGCGCCGCCTCCACCGCACCGTCGCTGCCCTTGGACAGGCGCGCCAGGATGTAGGCCTTCTCGCTGATCTCCTTGATGGGGGCGAACTGGTCGACCAGGCCCTGGCGCAGCCGCGTGCCGAAGTTCTGGCGCATGGCCTGCGCGCGCTCGGCCCAGGTCTGTTTCACCTGGACGCCGAAGGCATGCTCTGCGGCGCGGGCCTGCTCGGCGGTGTAGTCGCCGGCCGTGGGCGTGGCCGGGGCGGCCCGGCTGAACTGCAGGCCATCCCCCCCTTTCTTGCCAGCTTCCGGCGGGGTCAATACAATCAACCCATTCCCGCCATCGCCTTGGGCGTTGGGATGCAGGGTGGAGACCAAGGTTTCTACATTCATCGTGGCGGGATACTTTCGAGCAGACACTGCTGCCAGCTCCCGCCTCCCAGTCCGAGCCTCTTCGAGGTACAGAACGGACCCATCCTCCATTTTTTTCACATAGACAATCTGCTGCTTGCCCAGGCGATTGGTCGTGCCCAGTACCACGCGATCCGGGCTGCTCACGATCTCGGGAAGCCTCACAAGGTCCTGATCGGTCAGAGGCACCTGCCCACGCGCGCGCTCGGCACCTCCATCAAAGTGGTTCTTGATCATGTGGCGCACGGCAGATCCGTCCAGCACGTGCGAGAAGCCCGCCACATCGAGGCCTACCCGACCCACCTCGCGGGCGAGCCAATCTGAAACCTGCCCCAGTACAGCCTTTTGGGGTGCATGACCTGGACCACGTGCGGCATCGATGACCGCCCGGATCTCAGCCTCAATGCCAGCAATGGCTCCATCCAGTTCTCCTGCATTTGCTGGGTTCTCCCGCTGCGCAATGCCGAAGGCCAGGTTCACCAGGTCCTGGCTGCCAAAGTCACTGCGGCTGCCGGCGATCTTGGCCCAGACTTGGCGCAGCACCTTGCGCACCTGGTCCAGCCAGCGCGCTACGGTGCCCGGCTTGGCCAGGGCATTGGGGCGCACACCCATCTCCAGAGCGACCTGCACGGCGTAGGGGAACAGTTCCTGCGACGAGTAGGCTTGGGCATCTGCAGCGGCCGGTTGGGAATCGCGTACGCGCGCGGCGGCCTCGTTGTAGACCTGTCGCTCCAGGCTTCCCTCCGGCGCACTGGCCCAGCCGCCGATGGCGCCATGCAGCTGGTTCCAGCCCTCCTCGCCCAGCACCGCAGGCCCGTGCTTGTGCATCAGCTCGTGCGCCACCACGCCCAGCTCGTCGCCGGCCACGATGTGGTCGGAGATGATGAACACGGTCTTGGTGTTGGGATCGTAGAAGCCCTGGGCCTTTCCGCCGCCCTCTGCGCCCATGGCAACCGGGCCGATCAGCGGCTCCCAGTTGGCGCGGATGTCGTCCGAGGTGGTGACCACGATGCGGCCCAGGCGGTTGGGCAGCATGCCCATGCCGCCGACCAGCTGGCCGACGGCTTGGCGCACAGAGGCGTTCGTGGCCGGATAGACCGGCGGGCGCAGGCGACGGATGGCCTGGGCCAGTTCCTCGGGCATGCCACGGCTGAACTGCGCGGCTGTGCCCTGGTCTACACTGTCCGCGCGCCCCGCAGAGCGGATGGAAGTCAGGTCAGGACCAGCGGTCCCGGCAGATGCGTCCACCCCTTGAGCTGCGGGGGGCATTTCGTTTTCGGGCGCCTGCTGCTGGCCGGCACGCGCCGCATCAGCAGCATCCACCTCGGCCAGGATCTGCGCCAGCCTCTTGCCCTTGGGATCTATTCCCAGACTCCGGGCCACGCGGCCGGCAGGAAGCGCGCTGGATCGCCAGTTGGCCGGGCGGGCCGCTGCTGCCTGCGCTTGTCCTTGCGGGCCTGGCGCCGGGCCGCCTTGCGCGCCATTGTTGAAAGTCGTGGTGCTGGCATTGGTCAGCCCTTCCTGCGCTGCAGCAGCACCAGCAGCCGGCGCGCCTGGCGCTCCAGTTGCTTGCGGAGGTTGCGCGCCAGCTTGCTGGGCTTGATCGGCTTGCGGGGCAAAGGTCGCTCCTGTGGTTTGGGTCAGGTGGCCAGGCCCAGCGGCTTCCAGGGCGCCGGGTCCGGTCGAGGGAATGGCTGCTGGGGCGGCCACGGCGGCAGCTCGTGCCTGGGCACCTTGGGCATTTGCGATCTCCTGGGCCTGCAAGGCGGCCTGCTGGGTGGCGTCGAAGCCGGCATCAACAGCCATGGCCGCGCCGCGCGACAGCGGGCCGTCTGCAGGGTTGATGCCCATGCGCTCGGAAGGACGCTGCAGCGGGCGCTGGGGGATCAGCGCCTCCATGGCGGCGTTGTCTGCGAAGGGGTCCACGGCTGGCGCGCGGTCGGCCGGCAGAGGGGCAGGCTCGCCCACCCCCCGGAAACCCATGTAGGCATCCACCATGCGGCGCACGCGCTGCGTCTCGGCGGTGTCCAGCGGCTGCTCGTTGATCCGGGCCAGGCGCTCGTTCAGGCCGCCCAGCACCTGGGCCGAGTTCTCGGCGCCGCCATCCAGCAGGTTCTGCAGCCCAGACAGGACGCGGCCGGTGCGCACACGCGCATCCACGGCGGCAATGCCGGCATCCTCGCTGGCCTGCTGGAACTGGCCCTGCAGCTGCACGCCCATGGCGTCGGCCGCCTGCAGCCCAGCACCAGGGGCTGGCGCACCAGCCGGATCAGCTCCCACGTTCTCAGCCAGCCAGGCGTCTTCCATCGCATCGCGCACCGTGTCCACCGTCTGCTGGGTGGAGAACTGCGTGCCGCTGCGCACGGCGGCTTGGACTTCGGCCAGGTAGTCGGGGCCTGGCGCAGGCTGCTGGCCGTCGCCGTAGTTCTCCCACCAGCGGCGGGCCTGCTGCGCGGCAGGGTCGTTCACCTCGCGGATGGACTGGCCCATGATCTTGGCCCGGGCGTCCTCCCGCTGGTCCTCGGGCAAGTTGGCCAGATAGCTCTCCACCTCGCCCACGCGGCCGACGCTGCCGTCAGGGAAGGAGATCAGGCGCTCGGGCGTCTGGTTGCCCAGCAGCAGCGGCGCCTGCATGGCGGCTTCCTCGGCGGGGGCCTGCTGCTCACCCTGCTGCGGCTGTTGGCCGCGCGAGTGCCCACCCGTCAGCAGCGACGTGCCGGCGCCCGTGACGCCGCCCAGGGCCGCGCCCATGCCGGCCGCAGCCGCCACGCCCTTCGAGGGATCGATGCTCGGGTCGAACGGCATGGCCGCCCGCTGGCCCTCGTATTGCGTGACGCCTTCTTCGACAGCTTCCTGTGCGGCCTCGCTGGCACCCGTCTTCACAGCACGCGCAGCAGCACCACCTGCAAAGCCCTTGCCGCCGGCCAGCAGCCGCTCAGCACCGAAGGCACCGCCAGCTCCACCTACCACGGCGGGCAGCACGCTGGCCCCGCGCGCTGCAGAAACAGCCTGGTCCTCCGTGGCGCCGCCCTGCTTCGCCAGGTCGTAGGCCGTGCCAGCAGCATCACCGCCAGCCAGCGCAGCACCAGCAGCAACGCCGCCCGCGCGGCCCGCCGTCTCCACAGCCTTGCCAGCCAGGCCTCCGGCACGCGCTGCCAGCCCAGCACCCTTGACTGCCAGGCCCGGCCCAGCGAACGAGCCTGCAGCCTGCGCTGCAGCCAGCAGCGGGTTCTGCGCCACGTACTTGCCCACGGCCGCCAGCTCACCGCCAACGCCATCAGCGTCCTGCACCTCCTGGCGGAACTGCTGCTTCGAGGCCTTGACCACATCGCTCTGCGCAGCCTCGCCGGCCTGGATGATGTTCTTGTCGATCCACCCCGAGACATCGTTGCCGGGCTTGACGAAGTTGGCCGCAGCCGAGACACCGCCGGCCGCCGCGTTCGCAGCCTCAATGGCTGTGTCGTTCAGGACGGCCAGGGGGTTGCGGGACTTGGGCTTGGCCAGGCCCAGTTCTGGATCGGAAGCGTAATTGCTCCACGGACCAGCGGAATCACCGCTGACCGGTTGCCGATAGTTTTCCCAAGGGGCGTCATTGCTTTGTGCCATGCCCCCAGTGTTCCCACGCATGGGCTGGGGCGCGAACCCTGGGCGGGGGCGTGAAAAAGCCCCGGCGTGCGGGGCTTGTGGGGATGGGCGGTGCGCCTCTGCTACTCGGGCGCCAGCTCGGCCAGCGTGTCTTGCAGCGTCTTGATCAGCCGCTCGACATCCTCAGGAGGCATATCGACCCAGGTGGTTGCAATATCAAGCCCTGAGGCAGTCTTAGCCGTGTGCTTGAGGCCGATGAGCGTCTTCCCGTTGAAGACGCGAGTGCGAACGTCGATGAACTGAAGGAGGGGTGCAGGAATCATGGCGTGATAGTGGCACGGAACGCCCGCGCTAGGACGATAGCCTCACACGGGGCGCGTCCGCACCTCGGCCGTCCAGGCAGATTGCCCTCGGGGCTGCAACGAGCCCTGATCCGTTGCAGCGATGTGAAGGTACTCGCCATCCCTTAGGGCCCGCGCCCGCTGCGACAGCTGCTCGCGCACGTCATTGGATTCAGCGCGGAGCTTGCTGATCACCATCTTGTTCACCTTCAGCTCGCGACAACAGCGGCAGGAAAAGTGCATCCACTTTCCATAGTCTTCGAGGAAGGCGGTGCACTGGAGGTTGCATAAGGGGCACGGGGCTTGGATGGAGTCTGGCATGGCGGCACCCGAGGTAAGACGGTGCAGAAAAAAGAGCTGAAGCTGTTGTACCCCACAGGCGCGGCCTAAAACCAAGCGGCGAGGTAGGGGTTGTCCGAACCTCCTCTGGAGCGCTGGCGATCACACATGTCGGCAACGACCGACTCGGCTGCGCCCACCAGGCACATAGAGTTCCCCCATGACCAAAGCACTCAAACTCTCAGGAATCGTGCTGGCGGCCTTGACGGTCAGCGCGTGCGCCCAGCAGAAGCTGGCACCCTCCGTGGGCATGGCCAATCCCGCATCGGTCTACTGCGGCGAGATCGGCGGCCAGGTACGGATGGAGAAGACGCCCCAGGGCGTTGAAGGCATCTGCGTGCTACCCAACGGCACGGAGATGGAAGAGTGGACGCTGTACCGCAAGGACCATCCGGCCAAGTAGCGCATCCAGCCCGCCGGACAGGCACAGCGTCACGCGCGGCGCTTGGCAACTGCCACCTCTACGCGCTCCATGAAGGCGCTTTCATCTGCCAGCCTGATCGCGACCAATCTGCGACCTTGCAGGGATCTCCCCTTCTTCAAAATTTGCTCACGCAGCGCTTCGGTTCCACGGTTGATAGCGGAAAGGGCTGCGCGCGTTATTTCGAACTCCCCACAGGCTTTGCAGAAATAGTGACGCCTCGCACCGCCATCGAGGAGGAATGCTCGGGACCGCTCTTGGCAAAGCGGGCACTGCGACCAAATACACAACAGCATGAAAACGACTGTGCACTGTATCGGTGCATAAGTGCCTCAGTAAAAATCTCTAGTGCTCCGTCCCGAAGGCGACATTTCGGAAGAGCCACGCCCCCACCGAACGGGCGCGAGATACGCCAAGCGGTTACGCCCGCAAGCACAACAGCGCCACAGGAATGTTCCCGATGCAACGGCCACTCGACGGCGCCTACAGTTCAATACGTGGTTGCGGACGGAGAGCGATATGGAAGACGGAGAGTCGCACCGGGAGAATGATGAGGCCAACGAGACGAACAGCCCAACTGTGAGCGTGGGCCTAGCCGCACTGGCGATCGTGCTGCTGGCTGTGGTGCTGGGTGTGCTGACGCTGCTGGTGCGCGGGTAGCCTGGAGACTCAGCGCTTAGCCTCATCCTCCAGCGTGTGTGCGTAGAACATGAGGTGCTCCAGAGCTACAGCGTGCGGGTCACGGCCTCTCAACGGTGATTCCCTGGAAGAGTCGTCCGGCAGGAAGACCACGAGCACGTCTCCACAGGCCTCGTAGTCTGCGCTGAACTCAAAGCCGTTGTGGGTGAAGACGCATTCGTGCATGCGGTGCATTGTCACAGGTGCGAGCTCGTGGCACCAGCGCCCAGAAGCGACGACGCCAGCCAGGGGCAGGCCCACGCTCAGACTTCGAAGAGCTTCCGGTCTTGACCTTCCATCCAGCGAGGTAAGCGTCCGCGACCCGCCCAGGTCTGTCCAGTCTTCGGGTTGCGGTAAAGATGCTTCGGGTTCTTCGGCCGAGTCGGCCCGAACAAATCTCCCGGCGTCAGCTCATGCTCTTGCACCACCTGGCGAGCCGCATCGATGGCATCGAGTCTCGTGGCGCCATAGGCTTCGGCGATTTTGTTGTCGAGCGCTGCCTTTTCACGAAGCAGAGCTTTGTACTTGGTGGGCATGTCTCTCTACCTCCGAGCTACTGCGCCTCAATAGGATCAGTTTACGCTTCGTAGTGCCATGGTGGAGCAGTCCTTGGACTTGTCGAGACCCAAGCTACGAGGCCGGCCCAGAACCGACGAAGCCCGCGCGGGGCGGGCAAGAAGGCCATGACCACTTGCGTAGCACAGGCGCGTGGAGCGATCGCTCCGTCACTCATCTCAAAGAGCGCAATAGCTCAACTAGCCATACTGTTACAGTGTGCAACCTATAGGACCCCAGCCAGGGGTCGGAAAGAATCGGTCTATCCCTTAGGTCCACTTGGAACAGTCGCATGAAACCGCAACAAAGAACGATCCACTTCTATGATTTAACGCTTAGCTCTTACACGCGAGCAAAACTCAAGAATCCATCGTGCTGCGCAATAGCGGACATCCTCTCCAGAATTAAGCCTAAGGGGCAAGAAACTCTTGTTTCAAAGCATGTTTCACTTGAAATATCCGACTGGAAATACGACGCCAAAAATAAGCAGTATTACGCTCTTTTAAATCGAGCTGACTCAAGCGTTTCTGACGTCGCCTTTAAAGACTTCACAACAAAGAAGCGGCGCGCAGGCGGGAAAAGCAAAACTGAAGGCATAGAATACTCCTGCCACGTAATCATAAAGCCGTCAGCAGACAGGAGAAAAGCATTAATGCTTATGACAATGGGGTCTGGAGTCACTTACCAAGCTATTGAAAAATTCCTCAGAGATATAACTTGGCAACTTAAATCAAATAAGGCAAATAGAGATTTGTTTTATTTCCCGCATCCGAATGGACTTGATAAAGACGGCAACCCCGAAGTCTACGCAGTAAACTATAAATATGAAACCCACGGGCACATGAGCGCCCTTCTTGATGATGTACTCCGGCAAGGCACATTTCAAGGCATGGAGCTCGTTGCAGATAAGCTGTCAGACTTTGACTCAAGCGGCAATCTACACATAGAGGCTCAGTCTATTCATGTGGTTGCATCCAATGCAAAGACCATCACGGGAGCTTTTATCAAGAACTCAGTTTCCAGATTCAAGAAATCATCCGATGGCTCTGACTATAAACTTGCTCGCATAAGTTACAAAGCACCAGATGGAGCCACAAAAACCAATACGTTTGACATCAATAACCTTGACGCCGCATTCACAAGGAAAGAAAATGTCGATTTAGCAATTGAAGTTGATGGCCAGCAAACATCCTTGAACGAAACCATTCTTTCTGCCATGCGAAAACTTATATAGAGAAAAATCATGTTGCTCGATCTATTGCGTCCATTCTCGTTTTTAACTATCACACATCCAACGAGGAAGCCGCTGATTATTAACTGGATTCTGCCAATTATTCTGGCAGCAATAGTTACGAGCATCGGATTTTTCACATCCGAGAAGATCGACATCTTCGGTTCAAGCGGCTTAATTTCTCGGTTGCTCGGATTTATTCAAAGCCTACCAGGATTTTATATCGCAGCCTTGGCAGCAATAGCCACGTTCAACAACAAAGACATGTTGAAGCCAATGCCGGGAACGCCTCCGATTGGGACCGTGGTTTATAATGGATATCCAGAACGTATCCCCATGAATAGACGGCGGTTTTTGTCGTCTATGTTTGCTTACCTAACTGTATTAAGCATCGGTCTTACTCTGCTTGCAGTGGCATTCTTAACTGTAGCGCCAAGCGTAAAAGATGTAGTTTCACCAGTAAATTGCCAAATTCTAAAATCTGCCGCAACCTACATTTACATAGTATTTGTTTGCCAGATGGTGTCAATAACCTTGTGGGGCCTCTACTATCTTGGTGACAGGCTACACACTCCCGACTCGTTGGACTTCTCACCGCCAGACAGCCAGCCCGCACAAATTCCTTGAGATATGCGCAGTCTTCTTTTGATAGCTCATATGGCATTGGCAATCTCCTGCATGACCTCCAACATGGCCACGTGCCTGCTGGACCTGCTGGACAAGCTCCCCGGCGTGAAGAACGCGCCGGCCCACACAGCCGCGCTGAACCTGCGCTCGTCCGCCTGAGGACGGCTGAAACTTCAGCCATCCTCCGATGCCAACCAACTAAATGCCAAGCAGCTGAGCGACGCTGGCAAGTGTTGCCCAGGTTTTGGGCATCACTTGGGGTGTCGGAAAAATTTCTGACACCCCGCGTTCAGCGAGGCAGCGGAAGCGAAGGCTGGATCTCAGCCTCCGCGCGCGCCCCGCTCCACCCTCCAATGTTCCCAATCACGGACGTACACCTCGCCTCCCATACAGGCAGCCTACTGCTACATTGCCGGCAGGAGGTTCTACCTATGAGCGCCCCGGACATCAGAGCGATGGAAGACATGCTGGACCACCTTCGAGCAAAGAAGGCCTTTGCAGAGGCGCAGCTGCAGGCATCCGAAGCCAAGGACCCCGACCTCGAACTGGATCTGCGCCGTATAGAAGGACGGATCGAGGTATTAGAGGAAATGCTTAGGGAAGCTGGTCATTGAGCCAATTCGCCTCCTGCTACATTCACTTTCAGGAGGAGCAACCATGAGCAGTGGGGCTACGGCGGAATGCGTTGAACAGTATTGGCGCGAGGTTCGAATGCTGCGCGCTGAAGAGGCCAGAAACATCCATCAGCTTGCTGCTCTGGAGGCCCAGAAGCAAGAGCAGGATAAGCGTCTCAGAGAGATCCGCGAGAGCATCCGAAAAGTGCACCAGGTCATCGAAGAGACGTGCCGGTGAAGGCGCGCTCCACGCTCCTGGTCCTTTGCTTGGCTGCCGCAGGCCCCGCCCTGGCCGCCAACATGGCCACGTGCCTACTGGACAAGCTCCCGGGCACGCAGAACGATGTCGCAGCCCAGGCTGTGTTCCAGGTCTGCAGCGCTGAGCACCCGGGCGGGATTCAATCAGTACCCCAGGGAGATGGCCGGGGCATGCTGGGGTTCAAGTCCGGGCCGGAGTGCACAGCGAAGAAGGCAGGCGACACGCGCAGCACCAGGGCTGCGGAGCTGATTGGGATGGCTTGTCGGAGGCTGTATGACGAAGACGGCCCCTGGAACCAGTACAAGGCCAAGCCCTAAGCTCGCTCCCAGTTCCGTTGGTCGGACGGGTCACCACCACGGAACTTCCATCCGCCCTCAACCGTGCCGGCGGCCGGCGCCTGCCGCGCACCACCCTGCCCCGGCTGCTGCACAAACTGCCCGCTCTGGCGATTGAACACCGTGGATGGGGTGTTGTAGGCCCGGCCGCTGGTTGGGTCCACCTGCTGCCCACCGGGCACCACCAGATACGGATCAGACTGCGGCGCCCCGCCCTCGATGTCCCGCATGTACTGCACCAGGCTGCGGCGCTTGCTCGGGTCCTGCTGCTGGGCCACCTGATTGCGTGCCGCCTCCACCAGCCGGTTCGTGCGGTTGGTGTAGCCCTGTGTCTCGCGGTCCATGTCCAGGCGCTGCTGGGTCAGGCCGGCCTGCATGCCGGCACGCTGGTTCTGCCCCTGCTGCTCCATGGCCGCACGCACCAGAGCATTGCCCTGGCGCACACCTTCGATCTGCATGGCTGGGTCGGCCTGGCGCAGCGCGGCATCGGTGCCCAGCGCGGCACGGTACCGTTGCATGTCCGGGCTGTTCTCAGCGCCACGGCCGCCGAAGCGCCGCGTGTTGGTGATGGAGCTGGCCGATACCTCGGCATTGCGCAGATCGTTGCGGGATTGCCAGTCGTTGCCGCTGTGGCGGATGCCTGCGGCATCGATGAGCGGGATGCGGTTCTGACCCATGACAGGCGGCGGCTCCGAGGCATAGGAAGCCAGCCCACGGGCGGCCTGCTGGCTCTGGGGGCTGATGCCGCCACCGTTGCGCGAAGCCTGGCCGTTGATGCTCACGTCGCCCGACACGTTGGTGCCGGAGTAGCTGTTGCCGTCGCGCGTGACAGCACCGCTTGGCGCCATGGATTCAGCCGGCTGAACAGGCGCTGGAGCAGCGGCCGGCGCGGGAGCTGGAGCCTGGGAGAAGTCGTTCACTGCGGAGAAGTCAGCAGACGGAGCTTGCGGAGGCGCAGTTGGCACGGCAGGAGGCGCCGCAGTGCTGGCCGAAGATGTGCTCGGCGGGGCTGGGGGCCGATACCCGACGCCTGCATATGGACTGGCTGCCTCGGGGGTACTGCCCCCGAATGTCAGCGAGCGCGGATCACTGGCGGCGTTCATCCGCATGGAGCCCGCGTCCAGACTCTTGGCTGGCTCGAACGAGCGAGGCCCCGTGGCGGCGTAGGGTTGCATCATGCCCGGCCGCGTGCCAGCCGTCTCCGGCCTGCGGTAGACGCCGAACGCGGCGCCATGGGTCACATTGGAGGATGCGGGCGCATAGGGCTGTTCGCCGTTCTGGCGCCGCATTGCTTCGACGAGTGGATTGGTAGCCATGAGTATTCCTTGCGGAGTTGCTCATGGCAGTGTGCGGATATGCTCTCGGCGCGTCGAACCCCAGTGGGGGCATGAACAATCAATCAGGGAGGTAACTCATGGCGCCAGGTATTCCGATGTGGCTTGAAGTTCTGAGGGCTGTTGCACCATTACTTGCAGCGGTGCTCGCGGCAGGAGTTGGTGCGTGGGTAACCCATAAATTTGGCCGCATCCAGGAAGGCATCGCTCGGCAACAGGCCGATACAGCTGCGGCCGCTGCCCAGACCGCAAAGAGCAAACTTCGACTTGATCTGTTTGAGCGTCGACTGGATGTCTACAACGCAGCAATGACGGCCATCACGACTACCCTTCAGAACGGGGAATTCTCAGCTAGGGATGAGAGGGAATTTCTCATTGGCATCCAAGGCGCCCGTTGGATCTTCGATGAACGGATTTACCACTACGTGAGGCATGAGCTTTGGGACCTATTGACTGACCTACACATGGCAAATCAGAACTTGAAAGACGCGATCGCGGACAGAAAGTCTTTGGCGGAGGCAAGGGGCGCAGCATTCAGGAAGATCAGGGATCAGCTCCTCCACGCTGACGAAGTGTTTGCACCAGCGCTGCAGCTCTCAGCCTGAAGAGGGGCGCCCCGCCCCTGCTACATTCCCGTAAGGAGGAATCTATGGCAACCCCTGAGCAGAATGCGGCGCGTGAGGCGTTCTCCCGCCTTGGGCCAACTCTTGGCCCCGTCGTCCAGAGCGCAGCAATTGTGTGCGCGGTGCGCGCACTGATCCTGGCACATCCCAATCCTGAGGCAGTGAGAATCTCATACGACCAACTCATCGGCCAATTGATGGCGACACCGGGGATTGTGGATTCTCCCGACCAGATGGTTGTGCTTCGCGATATGACGGCAACCTTATTTCGGCCTCCTGTGCAGCTTGATACAGGAGAGTGATGGCGTCCTGGGTTTGCTGAGCTGGCGAAGGGTTGATGCTCTCTGCTGTCATCTGGTGCTCCTTTGAAAATTTAAGCCAGCGGCCCCGGCACACCCACCTCGCGCGAGCGCACCCACTCTTCATTGCGCCCGCTGGCCTTGCGCCCGAACTCTGCTTCGAACTTGGCCAGGGCCACAGCGGCCTTGGTGTCGTTGTGCATGTCGGTGTCTTCGCGGCCATAGGCCCGGTACAGCATCCAGTGCACCAGAGCGAAGTGCAGCTCCGGCCGGATCTCGGGCTTGTCCACGCAGGCGCGCATGGGCTTGAGCGGTAGCCGCTGCACGGTCAGGCGCAGTTCACCGTCTGCTGCAGGCCTGGGCCACAGGTGCAGCTTGCCGGTGGTCATTCCGGCCACCAGGCGCTGCGGCACGTCCTGGCGCTCCTGGAACTGCCAGCCCGGGTGGTAGCAGTCCATCTCGTCCACAGAGATCTCGCAGACCTCCTGGCCGTTGATGAAGGCGCGCAGGATGCGCACCACCCTGCTGTCCAGGTCCACCGTCTCGGCGCCGGCCAGGAAGGCGATGCGGCAGATAGGTGAGACCGAATCGCGCAGCAGCTGGCCACGGCGGCAGGCCTCGACCTGGGCCTCGTTGGCGTAGATGGTCAGGAGGTCGTCCGAGCAGTACGGCTTCTGGTCATCCAGGTCGAAGCAGTCCTGACGGTACTGCTTGATCAGGTCGTCGAGGGTCATGGCGGGCCTTCAGGTCAGGACGCGAGGATCGAACGCAGCCAGGCCTGGCCCAGCCGGTTGTCGTCGCGGTTCACTTGGAACGGGTAGCGCAGGCTGTTGATGGGCTGCACCACGTTCATGCGCTCGCCCAGGCGGTCGTCCAGCTCCTGGTCGTAGCCGGTCTCCTTGGCGCGGGCCAGACGCTCGACGAACTTGCGCTTGACCACAATGGGGTGGTTGCGGCGGAACATCTGGATGACTCCGTTCACCGAGACCTGCACGAACGGTGCCTCGTTGTCGCGGCCGCCGGACAGCACCGTGACCATCACGGGCTCGTTCATGAAGGATTCCAGCTCGGCGTCCTTGAGCGTCACCGGTGTGTCGATGATTTCTGCCGAGAAGTCCGGCACGATGCCGAACTCCATGGGAGGTGTGGCGCCCAGGTATTCGTTGGTCGCGTCCAGTTCATTCTTACGGGGGGTGGTTGCCATGGTGTGGCCCTTCTTCAGTCTGGAGAAAGAGCCCCGAGGCGGCGCGGCGGCAGCCCCGGGGTGGTTCGCCTATCGGCTTACAGGGCAGTCACGCCCGCCTCGGCCACCGCCATCCAGCCCTCGTTGAGCATGGTGCAGGCCATGTAGAACTTGGCGCCCACGTAGCCGCGCTGGCCCAGCGGATCGCTCTTGTCCTTCACCCCGGGCGGGATGTAGGTCGGGTCGATGGAGTCGGAACCACGCAGTGCCAGCTGGCCCCAGGCGTCCTCGCCGACCATGATGAACGGGTAGACGTCCACGTTGGTCGTGCCCGTCAGGCCCGTGCTGCCGATGGCTGCGCCAGCGCCGGCATAGGGAGCCAGTTCCGCACTGGTGATGAAGCGGAAGTTCTCGCAGGAGCCGATTTCCTGGGTATGCACGGGCTTGCGGCTGCCGTAGGCGCTGACGTGCGTGAAGCCCGGCAGGTCACGGATATCAGCCTCGGCATCGGTGTGCACGAAGACCAGGTAGCTGGCCTCCACGGGCTTGGTGGCGATCATCACCGAGGGCGACAGGATGCCCGTGATGCGCTTGGCATGGTTGGCCTGCAGGTTGCGGCTGATCTTGCGCAGCAGGTTCAACCCAATCTTCGCGTTCACGGCAGCACGGCTGGCACCACCGCCCGCGTAGAACGCATTGGTGCAGGCCTTGAGCACGCCGTAGCGGATCATCTCGCGCACCAGGGCAATGCGCTCGCCGCACTGCTTCTTCATCTCGGCGGGTACGTCGTCCTCGTACGTGTCCACCGTCTGGTCGGTGAGCTGGTAGAGGCAGCCGTACTGCTTGATGGTGACCTGGATGTCCTGCGGCACCAGCGTGTCAGCGCCGGGCGTGACACCTTCGGTCAGTTCGTGGGCCACCGGGTCCGCCTTGGGCCGGTTGCGAGTGTTCCAGTCGGTGTTCGCTGCACCCCAGGGGAGGTAGCGGCGGTGCACGATGGTCTTGCCCTGGTTCTTGGGAAGCGCGCGCTGCTGGCCAGTGATGCCCAGCACTTCGTTTATTACGGCATGACCAAGGATGTCGCCCTTGATCTTGCCAATCCGCGGCGCCGGGGTGCCGCTCTCAAATTGAGCCATGATGTTCTCCTTCGGGCCTGGCTATGTCAGCGCTGGCCCACAGTGGCCTGGAAAGCGGCCAAGAATTCTTCCTCTTCGGTGGGCGCGGTCTGGGGGCGCGGCGCATTGCCGCTGGGCGTCACGGCAGCCTTGAGCCGCTGCTGCCCCTTCGCGGCCTTGTCGGCGGCGGCGGTGCGTGCAGCGGTCCACTGGTCGTACTTGCCGATGACGGCGCCCAGGCTGTCAGCAGTGCCCGCTTCCGCGAACTCCTGCTGCACCTGCTCCCCCTGTGCGGTGAGCCACAGGTTGAATTCCTGCGAGCCCACCTTGTCGCGCCAGCCTGTGTGCATGCGGTCCAGCACGGCCAGCTCCAGCGCTGCAGGGTCATGCTCGGCCGGGGCTGTGTGCTCGCCACCCGTGGCCACGGGCTGCTGCACGGGAGCCGGCGGGGCTTCCTGGCGTTGTTGCTGGGGCGTGATGCCCAGGGCACGGACGTAGTTGGCAACGTCGGGGTAGTCCTTCTCGAACTGCTGCAACTCCGGGGGCAGCTCGGGCGCCGGTGCTGGCGTCGGGGCTGGTGCAGGTGCCGGGGCCTGGATGCGGCTGTTGAGCTCGCCGATCTTGCCGTTGGCCTTGCGCAGTTGCTGTTCGAGGGAATCCACCTTGGCGGCGCTGCCCAGCAGGCGCTGCATCTCGCTGCGCTTGTAGCCTTCGAACACCACCGGGTCGTCATCGACTGCTCCCTGCCCCGGCTGGGCTTGCCGCCCCTCGGGAGCAGGCGGAGCGTCAGCGCCGTCCTGTGGTGCATTGCTGGCCTGAGGCGCTGCGGCTGCGGGCGCTGGTGCGGGGGCTTCTGCTGGTGACGGCGCCGGCGCTGCGCCAGCCTCGGCCGAGGCATCCGAAGATGCTGCGGCGGGGGCCGGCGGCGGCTCCGTTCCGGTCACGCTGGCAAAGGCCTGCTCGAAAGCTGCCCGCTCCTGCGCCTGTTCCTGCTGTTGTTGTGCGTCCATGCGTCATGCACTCCTGTGTTTCATGCCAAGGTCAGTAGCTCTCGCCACCAGCGTCGGCGGGTTGTGCCTGGGCTGACGGGGCCAGCGCAAGCAGTTCTTTCCAGGCCGCGATGCGCCCACGCAGTTCAGCGGTGCGCAGCGCGTCCATGGTTGGGCTGTCGTTCTTCTTGCGCAGCGTGTCGATCTGCGCGTTGGCATGGCGCTCGATGGCGCGCCATGTCGGTGAGGTGAAGTCGATGCCCTGTGTCATGGAGGCCAGTGTTCCGGGAAGCCGCGCCTCTGACGAACCCTGGCCGGGGGTCAGCCTCGCGCGCCGTCAGCGGCCGGCGTCTCGATGCCCTGGCGCACGCCCAGCAGCGGGCTGTCAGGGCGCAGCGGCGTCAGCGGGTCGGTGTTGTTGGGCACGGCGCCAGGGTCGGGCTGCTGCTGGGGTGTGATCCATCCGCCCTGCGGCACGATGGGTGCGGCGTCCTGGTCCTGGAAGCCAACCGACCTGGCCAAGCCATCGGCGAGCGTGGCCACGGCCGGATTCATCGAAATGAGCTGGCCGGTCTGCACGCCGCTGTACAGCGTCTCCATGCCGGTGTTGGTGGCGTCGGCATCGGCCTTGCGGGCCTGGGCCGCCAGCAACTGGGCCTTGGCCTGCAGCGTCGGGTCCTGCCCCTGCTGGGCGCGCTGGGCCTTCTGCTCGTCCGTGTACTGGAAGTTGGTGGGGTCCAGGCGCTGGCCCTTGCACAGCTCGGCCGCCAGCTTAGCGGGGTCCAGCTCGTAGACGGGATTGGCCGACACCTGCAGCAGCGTCATCAGGAACTGCTGTTGGGCGTCGCGCTCGACCAGGGCCGAGGAGGCGCGCACGTCGATCTGGAAGTCGCCCTTGATGCTCTCGTCGTCCGAGTAGGTCATCATCCAGTCGAAGTACCGCTGGATGTGGGGCCGGGTCATGTAGTCGTCGAACCGCTTGGCCAGGCGCCGCAGCACGCTGGTGGCGTTGTTGTTCTGCATCTGCATGCCGCCCAGGGTGTTGGGCGCATCGCCCCGGATGCCCTGCAGCATGGCCGGCATGCCCGTGGTGTCCTCGGCCATCTTCAGGGCGAACTGAATGGTGTTCATCAGCGTGACCTGGGCGCTGGGCACTGTGAAGGCGTTGAACGCTCCGCGCACATCGGACACATCAGCATTTGCTTCGGCCCGCCAGATCTTCCCTGGCCGCAGACTCCAGACGCCATCTTCCGGCGTTACACCGTTCCCAATCACCACCTGAGGCGCTGCTGACAGGCCGTTGTTGTCCATCATGGCGCGGGCTGCACCATTGAGCATGCGCTGCGCCGTACGGACCTGCCGGCTGATGCCGACACCCCAGGGCATGCCAGGGCGACGCTGCCAGGCCAGCACGTCATAGGGGAACTCGCCATCCTCCTGGGGGCTGAGCACGACCTTGACCAGGCGGTCGTTGATCATCACGGCCATGGTGGGCACGCGGTCCTCGTCGCCCTCCTCCATCTCCACGCCCAGGCGCGCCAGGTGCTCGCGGGCGCAGTGGCCGTAGAAGATCCACATCTCGAACTCGTCCTCGCCCGGCCTGTAAACGGCCTCAGTGCCCTCGCGGGTGCGGGCCGGGCCTTCGCGCAGCACGGCCAGCAGTTCGGCGGTGTCGTAGCTGGGATCGGCCAGCATCTCCTTGATCTGGCGCCGGCCGATGTGCTCGCGCTCCCAGGTGTAGCTGCCGTTGTGGAGGTTCTCTCCGCAGGACGGGTCCGGGAAGAAGTTCCAGACGTCGATGCGCTTGGAGCCTGGCTTGATCTCGTCCACCTTGATGAACTCGGTCAGGCCCGTGGCCGGGTCTTTCCGGGTCATGCGCGCCGTGCGGGTGATGGGGAATGGCCCCTTGAGCACGCCGGAGCCGATGCGCGCGGAGTCCTCGATGACCTGGCGCACCTCGCCGTGCCAGTTGCTTTCCACGAGCGGGTCCTCGATGGCCTGCTGCATGCGCTCGGCGGCTTCCTTGGCCTGGCTCGCCTGGGCAGCCATCTGCGCGTGCACGGCAGCGGGGTCCGTGGCGCCCATGGCCTGGGCCAGCATGGTCAGCTGCGGCCCGCTCAGGCGCGGCAGAGGCGTCGGCTTGATCTCCCAGGCCCTGTCATCCGTGGGCAGCAGCATGTCCGCTACGCGGGCGCTGGCCGCATCGGTGTAGGGGCGCGTGATGTTGAGGAAGACGACCGACCGGGCCGGGCCCTGCTGCCGGGTCTGCCCGCCGATGATGGAGGCCTTCCTGCTGCGGTACAGCTGGTTGGCGTTCTGGAAGTTGCGGTTGGCGTCGTCGATGCCCTGGTAGTGCTCTTCGTCCTCGGTCCACTCCTCCTCGATGCCGGAGCCGGCACGGCCGGCAATGGCCTCGCGGCGCTTGGACAGGAGCGTCAGGACGAACTCGGCGCGCAGGTCGCGCTGAGGCTCGCCGCTGTCGTCGTGCTGCTGGGCCAGCAGGCCCCCATGGTTGGTGGTGGCTTGCATGTCAGTACCCTATCTCGTTGTCCAGTGGCTGCCAGCCGCCGCCTCGAGGAGCGACGGGCCGCTGCTGCTGCGAGCGCAGCATGTGCTCGGCCGATTGAGCGATGTAGCGGAAGTTGTCGGCACCATGGCTGTATTGGTCGTGCAGCGGACCCATGGCCTCGCCGGTCTTGGTGCTGACGTGGCGCTGATACCGCTTCAGGCACTCCAGCAGGCGCGCCGTCTTCGCCGCGTCGAAGTAGCAGCGCGGGAACAGCATGCGGGCGGCCTTGATGCCCTCTTCCACGTCCAGCGCGGCCAGGCACACCACCTGGCGGCGCCCCAGCTCGCGCAGCAGCATCTCGGCGTTCTTGCCGGTCTGCGGGTTCTTGGTCTTGCCGTCGTGAGGCAGGTAGTCGATGCCCCAGCGATACGGGCGCTTCTCCAGTTGGGTCACATACCAGTCATAGGTGTGGTGGCTGTCTTCCAGGTAGTCGATGACGCGCACGTCCTGAGGACCGACCTGCACCATGGTGATGGTCATGGCGTCGTTCCAGCCCAGGTCCCAGACCGTGTGCACGGGCAGGCGCGGGTCGTAGGGGACGCGGCAGGCCCGGCCGTCGGCATAAAGGTGCTCCACCTCGTGGCGGTAGATGGCGCCAGCCGCTACCTTGCGTGCCTTGCCCTCCCAGATGTGCTCGTAGTCGTCCTTGAGCATGGAGCGCTTAGCCTTCTGGCGCTCGTCCTCCAGCACGACAGGAAACCAGGGGTTGTCGCGCCAGTTGATCTGGCAGACCCACGTGTCCGGGCTGGGCGTGGCGATGAACCGCTGGTAGGTCTCGTCCGTCTCCATGTCCGGGTTCAGGGTCAGCCAGATCTCGGAGCCCTCCTTGCGGATGGTCGGGATCAGCACGTCCCAGGACTTCTTGCTGACGCCGTGGGCCTCTTCCACCCAGACGATGTCCACGCCCTCGAAGGACTTGATGGTGTCCACCGTGTGGGACTGCAGGCCCGAGAACAGGAACAGCGAGCCGTTGATGCCCCGGATCTCGGAGTCCAGCACCTCGAAGAAGGCCTCCAAGCCCAGGCGCGAGATGGTGTCCTTCAGCAGGCGGTGCACCGAGTCCTTCATGGACCGCTGGATCTCGCGGGCGCACAGCACGCGCAGCGGCCGGTCGGCGGCCATGGCCAGTAGGACAGCAGCGACAGCCCAGGACTTGCCGCCACCACGGCCACCGTGCATGACCTTGTAGCGCCTGGGCGAGAACAGGGGCTGCAGCTTCTCGGCCAGCTGCAGCTTGGTGAATGGGAGCTCGGCGGGCGCGTTCATGCGTCGTCGTCCTCCCGCACAGCAGGCCGCACGAACTCCACAGCGATGCGGGCCACGCCGCCCTCCCCTGGCCCAGCACCCACTGGATCAACCTTGTCCATGCCGAAGGCGGTGCGCTCCATGTCCACCACGACACGCAGGCTCTCGGCCAGCACCTTCAGGGTCTTGGAGCGCTCAGGCAGGCTGATGACGGCCTCCAGCAGCTCGCCGTAGCGGTCTCGCCCGGTCTTCTCGCCTGGAGCCACGACGGCAGCGGCCAGTTCCTGCAGCTTGGCCAGCGTGGCCGGGTCGGTCTGCTGCTGCAGCTCGTCCATGAGCCTGTTGGTGAGCTCGCGAACACGGCGTGCATCCTTGCGGTGGCCCAGCCGAACGTCAGCCACAGCCTGGGCATTGCCATCGATGACAGCCCGTTCACGGACTTTGGTATCCGCGGATACCTGGCTGGATACCGCCGCCCTGGATACCAGAGCATCAGCCTTGGCCTGGATCTTCTGGGACAGGTCCCGCTCCCAGCCATCCCTCTTGGCGCGCTTGTTGATGGCGCCGTGGGTGATGCCGTTCTCGTCGGCGATCTGGCGGAGGGTTTTGATGCCGGCCCGGTAGTCCAGCTCGATGCGCTCCCAATCAGGGGAGCGGGGGCCAGGGGCTTGATCTGGAACTGCGGGGTTGGAAGGCATGCCCAGGAGTCTCCCGGGCGCGTGTCTTTTAGGCGAACCCTAGGGGGATGACTCCTTTAACCCGCTCCTAATTTCCAGCAGATGTTGATCCAAAACTGCTATGGCGTCCATCATTCTTGGAATTTCCAAGTAGATATCGACAGCCTCTTTCAGGACCCCAAAGGCTCCAGCCTCAACACTAATTCGGTCATAGGTAAAGTCCTCAGGACCTCTACCGACCACTACTCCGAACCTAGCCATTTGCATAATTGACAATAGAGCAATGGCCCTCCACTCCTTTTCATCGTAACTTAGGAATTTAATATCACCAAGAATTTTAGAAATTGGAGATAGGAAAAAACCTATATTAATATCGACATTCTCTTTTCCTTTGAATACTTTATATAAAGAGTATGCGACAACGCTATTCGAGAATATGAACTTATCAGTCAAAAACCACCGAATCTTATCAAGTTCCAACGCCTTACTGACGCGCTCGCCAGAATTATTACTTTGCATGGATAGGAGAGTATCACTCAAAGACATTTGATTTTGAGATACCCCCTTCAAGTCTAATTCCATGTTGCTCAGCTTCTCATGCGTCGATTTAATAGCATCATCAAGTAATCTCAGCTCTTGCGATAGCCCAGAAATACCTCTTGCTGAATTCACAAGATCCCCTGAGACCTTTCTCATCTCATCGGTGGTACCTCTTAAATTTGAAAGATGATTATCTATTCCATCGCCTGTTCTCTTTTGTGATTCAGACTGATAAAAACCATAAACAATAGCCAGCACCGCCAATAATAAAGACGCAATGGTCGAAGCAAAAGATATGTAATTTATTACATCTTGATTGCTCATAAAGGAATGACTGGAAATTAGAGCACCGGCCTCAATTAATAATAAAATTACAATCAACATCAGCCACTCTCTGCGGCTGAAGTTTTTTCCAACAGATAGACACTTTTCCGGTTCAGACATGAGGCTCCTCCAATTTCCTGCAATGTTACAGCCTGTGTCTGACTCCCGGGAAGCTCTGTCAAATCGGCAACCCCATCTGCCCCGCATCCCCATCCTGCACCCTCTTCTGCAGCTGCTGCACCACCTTGCGCAGTTCCAGGATCTCATCGGCCTGGTGCCTATTGCGCACCGTGAACTCGGTCAGGATGGCACCCATGTCGTGCTGGGTCTGCATGTTGGAGAACTGCATTGCGTAGCCCTGGAACATGCGAGCAATGCGCCGGGCAGTGGCTTCATTGACGCGCAATTGCTGGTCCCCAGCCTCAATGATCACCAGCCCCTCCGGCAACTCCGTCATCGATACAGCCTCCGGCTCGGGCCGGCACATCATTGGCGCGAAGACACCATCCCGAATGCGGCGCAGGCGGCCGTCATCAATCAGGCGCGAGACGTGGTCGTCGATGATGGTCATCTTCAGGCCCGTGATGGACTGCAGTTCCGAGCGCGAGCAGACCTGGCCCTGGCTGTGCAGGTCCTGGATAGTGGCCCAGATGATGTCGGCGCTGGTACGGTCGTCGATTTGCGGCGTGGTGGTGCTGGTGGTCAATGGCTTCTCCCGGTAGACTATTGCTTGCTCAGGACAACAGTCCGGGGAGGCCCGCCACGTGCGGGCTTTCTTTTTTCAGGGCCAGCAATTCATCGCATCTCGTCCTCCCATGGTTTGAACACCACGCCGGCCTCGGTGCCGAAGGCATAGAGCCATTCGACGAATCCCTTGGCCAGCTTGTTCGAGAACTTCTTCGTGGGCACGCCCAGCATCACGACCTCGCCGCGCAGGCCACGGCCCATCCGCATCTCGCCCAGGCGCACCCACTCGTCGCGGAACTGCGCATCGTCCAGCGTGTCCACGCGGAAGGCGCTGATCAGGATGCGCTTGGCGTCCTCCACGTTGGCCAAGTCCCCACCCAACTGCTTGCTGATCTGGTTGATCTGGCTGTGGAAGTGCCGGCTGTGGCGCTCCTCCCGGCATTCGGGCCTGATCTCCAGCACCAGGCGCTTGCCGTCGCGCAGCCAGCCTTTGATCTGCCGCCAGGCACTGAGGATGGCGATATGCCCCTGCTCGGGCGTCTTGAGCAGGACGGTCAGGTGCTCGCTCATGCCAGTGCTCCCAGCAGGTCGCCCTGCTCTACCGAGGGTTCCTGCTCGCCCACGGGCTTGATCGTCACGATCACACCGGGCGCGGCCGCGTAGCGCTTCGTCTTCACGACATCCACCACCTGCACGTCGTCCTTCCAGACCACGCCGTTGATGGCGTCGTAGACGGCCTTCTCGATGTTGTCGATGTCCGGCTTGGTCGTCGGGCGGATGGCGCCGGCCAGGGCCTGCTGCTGCTTCTTGCGGGACCAGCTGGCCGGCACCTGGCAGTTGATGAGCAGGTGAACGTCCATGGCGCCCTCCAACAGCGCGCGGCCGGCCATGGCGATGCTGGCGGCGTGGGCCACCAAGCCCTCGTAGTTCACGGTCTTGGCGGGCGTGAACATGCGGGCGTGCTGGCCCACCTTGCCGATGCGGGGGCGGCCCTTGCCGACGGGTTGGCCGGGAACGGTAAAGGTGATCATGGTGGTCTCTTTCACTCGAAGTCGGCCGAACGGCCAGGGGTGGTGCTCGGCTTGTCGCCGTTCCAGTTCTCGAAGCGGACCAGGTGGCCCACATACCGGAGGTTCAGATCGCCCGTGGCGCCGCCGCGCTGCTTGGCCACGCGCAGGCTGGCGTAGTACCGCCAGGCATCGCCCAGGCTGGGCTTGAGGTGGATGGGGCGGTGGGGGAAGAGGATGATGTCGGCGTCCTGCTCGATCTCGCCGCAGTCGCGCAGGTCGGACATCATGGGCATCTGGTCCACGCGCTTTTCGACCTCGCGGTTCAGCTGGACCAGCAGCAGCACGGTGATGCCCAGCTCCTTGGCCAGCTTCTTCAGGTTGCGCGTCACCTCGCCCAGCTGCGCGGTGCGCGTGTCCTTGGGGTTCGCGCCCTCCATCAGGCCCAAGTAGTCCACGATCAGCAGGCGCAGGCCGTGCCGGCGCTTGAGGGCCCGGGCCTTGGTGCGCAGCGTGTTGATGTTCAGGCCCGTGCGGTCGTTGACGTAGAACGGCCGCTGGCGGATGCACTCCCCTGCCCTGCACACGGCCGCGTAGTCGCTGTCGGTCATGCGGCCCTTGGGCTGCCGGATGATGCTCATCGACACCTCGGACTCCATTGCGATGCGGCGCTCGTACAGCGCTGCGCACGACATCTCCAGGGAGAACATGGCGACCGTCTGGCCCAGCTTCGCGGCGTGCTCGCCGATGGCCAGGGCCAGGGCGGTCTTACCCATGGAGGGGCGCGCACCGATGACCACGAGGTCGCCGGGCCGCATGCCGCCGTCCAGCTTGTGATCCAGGTCGCGCAGGCCAGTGGGCAGGAAAGGTTCTTCGACGCCGACGCTGCGCTGGTCCAGGTCCTGCAGGAACGACACGACGCCTGCGTCTGCTCCGATCCACTCGTCGCCCGGGCCATCGGAGGCCAGGCCTGCCAACTGCGCCGACACCTGCTCGATCCGGTCACCGATGGGCAGCGCATGGTCGCGCGCCAGCTCGCGGGCCTTGTCCACCACGCCCAGCAGCTGGCGGCTCAGCGCACGCTCCCGGACGATTTCGGCGTAGCGCCGGGCCGACGAGCCGGAGACGGAGCCGGCCTGCGCCAAGTCGTTCAGGTAGGTCAGCTCCACCGCGCAGCGCAGCTGCTCGTACACGGTCAGCGGGTCAACAGCCTTGGCGGCCACGGCCAGCGCCGCGATGGCGCCGTAGATCGCACCGTGGGTCTCGTCGGCGAAGTCCGCAGGCTGCAGGATGTCGCCCACCACGTCGTACAGGCCGCTGCTCAGCAGCAGGGAGCCCAGCACAGCATGCTCAGCCTCGAAGCTGGCCAGCGGCATCGCGGTGGCGCCGTCGAAATCTTCATCCAGGGGAGGCATGGAGCGGGCGTTCATGCTGCGGTCCTGGTTTTTTCGATGACGTGCTTCATGCCCTTGTCGGTCAGCAGGAAGTCCAGATCGCACTGCCAGCCGGCGTGCTCGGGGCTGCGGTAGCCGCGGCCCATCAGGAAGTCGTTGTCGCGAGCACGGCCGAAGTACTCGCGGAACCAGGTCACAGCCTGCTCAGCGGTCTCCGCGCGGGGCGTGTTGTCGGATTTCTTGCTCGTCAGGACGAACTTCCAGAGCTTGCCCACGGCCTTGCGGCGGCCATCGTTGAGCAGGCGAACCTTCGGCAGTTCGGGCAGGACTTCGTGGTAGAGGTCAACCAGGTCCTGAACCGGGCAGTTCGGCAGTCCAGGCTTGCCAGGTGCGTTTTCGCCGGGCCGGTCGTCGGCGCTGCCGACAGAGCCGTAAGGCTCTTTCTTTTCCTGTTCCTGTTCCTGTTCTTGTTCTTGTTCTTGGCTTCGTAGGGTCTTGCAAGGGGGTTGCATAGCCCCTTCTTCCCCCCTTCGTCCATGCAAGTGAAATGCTTCGGCGTAGCGGTCGAAGAACTCGCCAAGGAACGGGTTGTCCGGCAAGGCGTCGTAGTCCTTCTGGATGCCCTTGCAGCGCAGGTCAGACCCCTTCAGTTCAGAGGCAATCTGGTAGCTGGCCATCTCGTGCACCCACACGAATTCCGACTCATCGTCATAGGAGCAGTAACCCGCTTCGATGCACTGTTGAAGGCCCTTGCGAGCCCCTTCTTCACCAAGGCCGGTTTCGTAGGCCATGTACAGCACGGGCTGGGCATACAGGCCCAGCATGTTGGAGCTGGGCGAAGTCATCAGGTAAAGGGCCACCACAAGCCCCTCCGGCTGCTTGCGCAGGGCCTTGAAGGTCTTGCCGTGCCACATCTTGGGGACGGCTTTGGCGTAGTCACGCATCGGGAGCACCTCCCAGCATGCGCTCCATCTCGGCTTGGCGCTCGGGCGTGCGCAGCGCGATCAGGGCATACATGGCGCGCTTTGCCCGATCGGCGCATTGGCGGTGCAGAACCTTGCCGGTGCGCTGGAAGTCCAGCATGTCGGCGTGCAGCAGCAGACCCTGGGCCTGAATGCGCATCTCAAGGGCCTGCTGCTCCAGCGGCATGGATTCGGGGATCTCGGCAAAGTGCACCATCAGGACGGGTTCCGGCGCTGGCCGGCCTTCGATGCGCACCTTGCCGGCCTCGACAAAACGGATGGAGAGATTCATGCCGGCTCCTGGCCCTCGTAGGCGCGGGCGAAGGCTTGGCCAGCGGGTGTCGTGGCCGGCCAAGGGCACGCCTGTTCTAGGGGCTGGCCAGCGGCGCGCGCTGCGTGCGCCAGGGCCTTGATGCGGTCGAGGCTGACGACTTCAGACATTGCCGCCCTCCCCGCCCTGCTCCGATTCCTGCAGCAACGGATTGATAGGCGCCAGGGCTACGGTCATAGTTGCCCTATGCCATTGCTCAGAAGCCCACGCCTCCAGGATCTCGTTGATGACCATGTTCCGGCTCGCACTTGGGTCGGTATGGCGCGTCCGGTGGTTCACCTCAGCGTCGATGACGTCCATCGTGAATTTGCGGACCGTGGCGCGCAGGTCTGTGCGGTCCAGTTCAGGGTTGCGACTGCGCGCGAAGGCAGGCTGCTGTTGGTTCATTTCTCGGTCCTGGCTGTGGTGGTGGAGGACTGCGAAGCGGACGAATGGGACGTCAGCCGCAGGGAGCTGGATGCGTTGCTGTATGGGCTGGCGCAGCGGCGCGGCAGCGGGCCGGAAGCGAAGGGGTGCCCGCCACCTCCCGGCGCAGAATGGGAGTTCCTACACAACCATTCCCGAGAGGGGCGGACATGAAACAGGAACTGATCGGGCCCACAGCAACTCTTGCCGGAGCAATGCTCTCGAAGATCGAGTTGGAGTACAGCGACTTCACGCGGGGCATCGTTGCCAAGACGTTCGAAGACGCTTACTACGCACTGCTGGAAGGTATTCAGCGCGTGGACACTGCAGAAGAAGTGCGGCGTGCGGCGCAGGCACAACCCCCCTCCCAAGACGGAACCTGACGGGCGCCGGCAACCTTCCCAGACGTGCGTCCTGCTGTGTTGCAGGGTCACAAAGAACGCCGACCCTCGGCGCCAACGCTTCCCCGAAAACCTTTTGCTCGTCGGCTGGGCCTCGCCCAAGCGGTACGGCTCAGGCATGGCCGGGCTCCTGGGCTGGGGCCGGGGCTGCGGAAGGCAGTTCAGGAAGTTTCCGTTCGCCAAGGTCAACGAGGCGGAAGTAGTCCAAAAGAGGCTGGATGGTCTGCACGCCGGGGTTGTCTCGGTCGTTGCAGGCGATCTTCCGGGGCAGCGTTTTCGCCACCCCAGCATCCGCTGCAATCAACTCCCAGCGCGCGGCGCCCGCCTCGCGAAGACGACGCTTGAGGAAAGAGATGATGGGTTCCATGGGCGCCGAGCATAATCCCAAATTTGGGACACAGTCAATCCCATTCCTGGGATGCAGCCTTCGGCACACTCGGAGGATGAGTTCGGAACCACGACACATCCTTGCCAAAAACGTGCGCGCGCTGATGCAGGCCAACCCTCGTCTGGGCACGATCGTGCGGCTGTCGGAGGCCTCCGGCGTATCCAAGGGGGTGGTCGAGCGGATGACCAAGGCTGAGACCAACACGGGCGTTGATCACTTGGCTGGAATTGCGCGCGCCTTTCAAATACCCATATGGGCCTTGCTCTCCGAGGAGTTCGACCCGTTGAGCGGAGTGGGCACCTCACCATGGCCCTTCGAGGACATCACTCCAAAGCAATTTGCCGCGCTGCCCGACCGGCGAAAAGGGATGATCGAGGCCAAAGCTATGGACGTCTATCAGGAGTGGGAAGCTTCAAAAAAGGATGGGGCTCCATAGATTCGCTGACGCTCGCCCCGAAAAATTCAAAACCGAATGCCCGCACCAGCGGGCTTTTTTGTGCCCCTGCAACAACCGATAGCACCCTGCAACACCCAATTGCGGGAAAAAATTTGCACCGAATTCCCAAATTTGGGTTGACTTGCATCCCACATTTGGGAAGAATTCATCCCAGCAGCCCACACAGCGCATCAGCGCCAGGGCTGTCACCGGCCAGATGGTCAACCGGCGTCGAAAGATGGGAAGGGTTCAAAGGAAGGCTCTGCCGACCTGCCCGTGGAGCCATGAAGGTGCTGCCCCTGCACCGAGAAGGATGGGGCGTAGTGAGGTTTGGAGCCGGGATTCCGGGAACAGCCAGACCGAAAATCTCAGTCTTGCGTGCAGGGCTGAGGTTTGCCAGAGTCCAGCGTCATGCAGTCGCGCCACGCCGTGAAAAATACAAACCAGGAAATCAAATGATCTGGGACACCAAGCAACTCGAGGATCACGTTCGATCCTTGTATGGAGACCGCCTGAGCCGCCAATTGGCCCCCTCCCTTCAGTCATGGAAGTGGCGTACCGGCTTTGCCCAGTACCACTATGACTCCGCGCAAAAGGAGATGCAGGCGGGCCTCGGGGAACGGGATTCACAGGAAATTGTGTGCCTCATTCTGGGCTTTGAAGATGATGAAGCCCTGCACGCCTACCACGTTGCTCAGAGGAAAGCCCTAGCCAACTATGTTGCATGCATTCAGAGCATGCATGCCCTCGCGGACACCTTTGCTCACGTCATCTACTTCGGTCTTGCGTTGGAGTTGTGCGAGCACACCCGCATTGAAGAGCGGTACATCAGCATCCATAACGTCGCAAAAAAGCTGACCAATGTCCAGGATGCCGTGCGCCTTCACGCCCTGGTTCAGGAGCTCAAGGACCATCCAGAGTTCAAGTATCTCAATCGCCTCACCAATCTTGCCAAACATCGAGCGGTCGTGGATGCGCGCTACAACGTCTCCTGCGTCGATGGTGTGCCAGACGGTTTTCAACTGCCAGCCTTCTCAACAGACGGTGTCGCCTATCCAGCACGGACGCTTGAAAATGTTCTGTCGGAAGAGTTCCGTAGGCAAAACGTTCTGCAAGTCGATATCGGCTGCGAGCTGAACGATATCTTGGCCAAGCGTCTGGGCGCTTGCCCCCCATAGCACTCGTACAGAAACGCGCTACCCCGGCGCCACCGGCATTACGGCTCTGCGCCCGCCCCGAGCGTCATCGGGGCAAACAAAAGAGGCTTCTCGATGCGGGAGGCCTTTTCTGTTTCCGCCACCACCCCCCACAGGAGAGACCATCGTGAACCATCGTGACACCTTCATCAGCGGCATCCACGGCCAAGCAGCTAAGGCCTCGAACAGCATGCAAACCGGCGTTGCTGCTGAGGCCGCCATCCCCATCAGCCCCGTCGATTCCGCCATCAGCCTGGTCTCGGTCAATTTGCGCGACCTGCAGGCCACGATCCAGCGCCTGCGCGCACGGCTGGAGCCGGTGCTTATGCCGATTGCGGACATCGGCAAGGGAAGCCAGACGAACCCCGTGCCGGCCGCGCCTGCCCCGCTGGTGGGCCACATCGAAGACCTGTCCGATCAGCTGCGCGAATCCTGCGCAGCCCTGCAGGACCTGGAGCGGCGCCTGGCGCTGTGATGGGGATGAAGGCGCCCTCAGAACGCAAGGTTGACCAGCATGGTGCTGGCCGCGAGCACCACAAATCCATGATCCGCTTCCCGCTGGCGATCTATGAAGCCCTGTGGAACTCGGCCCAAAACGAAGGCCGCAGCTTCAACGCGGAAATCCTGCACCGCCTTGCACAGACCCTGGGCGAGGACTTCGCCGCAGAGCAGCCAGCTGCGCAGCCGGTGCTGGCTGAGTTGCTGGTCCAGATGCGCGAGCAGACCGGCCTGTTGCGCGAGCTGGTGGAGCTGGCGCGCGACACTGCCAATTCCGATGGAGCGGATTGACAGCGGGATCGAAACGTCCCCCGGCGCACCGCCGGGGCCATCACAGATAGGGAATGCGCAGGCTGATGCGACAGAAGGAACCTCGGGCGGATAGGACAAACGGGTCGCAACCGTACCTTGTAACGCCGCCAAGCCGGAGATCAGCACCGGCCCCTATCTGTGATGGCCAATCGTGACGGGTAGTTGCCCACCCGCAAGCGGTGAGAGTCCGCCAAACCGTTGTTGAGGGAAAGCCGGGGCGAATACGGCAGGCCATCTTCATTTCCGACTGCGATACGATGCCCGCCATATCAATCACAACAAGAGAGGGGCATTCAATGCTGAGGCTCATTGTTTACGTGCTGATCGCGGTGGCGGCCTGGAAGGCATACACGTCATATCAGGCCAAGACTGGCGGCCTATCGCCCACCCTGCTGCTGACGGAGCCACGGCCTCGCAGCATCGACCTGGGCAGCAGCACCTCCAGCGCGCCCAAATACACCTGCGACGGGCGCACGCACTGCTCGCAGATGACCTCCTGTGAGGAGGCAAAATTCTTCTTGCGCAATTGCCCCAACACGAAGATGGACGGGGACAACGATGGCATCCCTTGCGAGCGTCAACTCTGCAACTGATGCCAACGATCTTTTACCTCCCGTACATGTTTTCCTGATCATGTCCGGGCCATACTGACTTCAACAGTTTCACGCCGAGCCTGGGTTCCTCCTCCCTCCCTCTCTAATTCCCAGGCACGCCTTAAAGGCATCGGCACTTTGCACCAAGGCCCGCAGCTTCAACGCTCGCGGGCCTTTTCTTTTGCGGCCCGGGATGCCACCCGCACCGCAAAAACAAAAACCCGCCGAGGCGGGTTCTTGGTTTCAGCAGTTGCCCTTCTTGGCTTGGCCAGGCGGGCAGCCGTGGGGATGGCTCTTGTACCCGCCGCGGTAGCCATCGTCATACACAGCACAGCCGCCGAGAACAAAGGCCGCAACGGCCATGGCGAAAGCGATTTTCATGTGGGCGCCTTTCATAGAGTTGTGGCCGGCAGTCTATGTCGAGCACCGACAGGCCTCTGTAAACCATTGTTCCGCAGCCCGTAGAGGGCTGTTTTCTTTTGGAGAACCGTCATGCTGATGACCGCCAACCCCTGCGCGGATGCGGAGCGCTGGGAAAACGAGATGGACCGCCGCGCCGCTGCGGCTGACGAAGATAGGGCCCGCGCAATGCAGAAGCTGCAGCGCGCCGCTGCCTTCATGACGCCCACGGACTGGTTCCACGAGCGCATGCCCGGCCCCTTTGGCCTGCCTATGTCGTTCGACGAAATGCTGGCCGAGGCCATCGCCGACGGTGACCACGACAGCCTGGTCGCACTGGGCGCCTTGATGGTCAGCGACGCCGCGCGCAACGTGCGCACCGCCGTCATGGCCCACATCGCCAACCGCTATCCAGAGGGCATCAATGCTGCCTGATACCCGCCCTCCCATCCAGCTCCAGCAGCTGCCCCGCCGCAAGAAGCCCGCCATCAAGCGGGCTTCGCTGCTTCTGGGCCTTGTCCTGGGGCTGGCTGCCCTGGTGCTGACCCTGTCCGGCTGCAGCTCTGCGGACGCAGCACAGGACAGTGCTAGCCCCGCCGACCTGAAGCGCGCTGCCGCTGGAGCCTGGCTCTGCCCGGGTATGCATGCGCAGTGGCTCAGCGACACCCAAGTTCAATGTTTGAAGGAACGGCCATGAGCACCCTCTTCCCCAACGGTGGTCCCGTGCACCCCGTGCGCCAGCCGATCCCCGGCGCAACCCACGACAACGATGCGCCCCAGCCGACCGAGATGCACACGGGCATGAGCCTGCGCGATCACTTGGCCGCGCAGGCGATGCTGGGATTCCTCGGCGGGCACATCGCCCACCACGGCCACGAAAACCACTGGCCCTATGACGCACTGGCCAGCGAGGCCTACGAAATGGCCGACGCCATGCTGCGCGCCCGCGAGAAGGAGCCGCCATGCCAGCCCTGACATACGAGCAGTTGGCCCAACAGCTGCGCGAGACGAGAGAGCAGCGCGACGAGCTGGCCCAAATGGTGCGCGAAGCCTGCCAAAAGCTGGACCGCTGCCTGCCAGCCGGCGGCCAGTTCTGGCTGAAGCGCGTGAACGAGATGCTGCCGCAGGAGGACGCTGAAGCATGAACGCCCTCCTCCACCTGTTCCTCTGGCTCGGCCTGAGCGCCATCTGCGCAGGCCTGGCCGGCATCGCGGCGGGGCTGGCATGAACACGCTGGCCGACGCCCCCCAGTTCATCGTCCACTACAGCGCCCAGGGCACGGACGAATGGAAGCGCGACCGCTCCGGCGTCATCACGGCCAGCATGTTCTCCACGGCGCGCGAGCGCGTTGGAGGCCTGACGGAGCAGCAGGCTGCCCTGGTGGCAGGTATCCGCGCCGGCATGGCCTTGGATGCTGCGGCGGCGCAGGCCGGCTACAAGACGCGCCCCAAGCTCACCGAGACCGTGCAGCGCGCCATCGAGGGGCTGCCCATCGGCGACTTCAGCGAGGCCGCCAAGAGCTATGCCCTGCGCCTGGCCATCGAGCGCGGCAGCCGCGAGCCGCTGGACGAAGGCTTCGAGACCTACGCCATGCGGCGCGGGCACGAGCTGGAGCCCATGGCGCGCGCCGCGCACGAGGTGCATGCCGGCGTCGAGGTGCTGCCCTGCGGCTTCATCACGACGCCCGACCGCTTCTTCGGTGCCAGCGCTGACGGCCTGATCGAGCCGGACGGCGGCGCCGAATACAAGTGCCTCATCGACCCGCTGCGCCTGCGCGCCAGCCTGCTGGACAACGACATCAGCGAGTTCATGGACCAGGTGCAGGGCGGGATGTGGATCACCGGCAGGCGCTGGTGGGACTTCTGCATCTACTGCCCGGCCCTGGCCGCCGTGGGCCGCGACTTCACCCGCTGGCGCGTGCCACGCGACGACGACTACATCGAAACCATGGAAGCCGAGCTGCTGCAGTTCAAGCAGCTGGTGGACCAGTACGAAACCGCCCTGCGCGGCAACACCCAGGAGCAACCTGCATGACCACCACAATCCCCCAGGCGCCCGCCGCCGCTCGCCCCCTGGCGCAGATGAAGCCCAAGGAGCAGATCGCGCACCTGCTGCAGAGCAAGCGCGGCGAGATCGCCAAGATGCTGCCCAAGCACCTCAACGCCGAGCGGCTGCTGAAGGTGGCCCAGATCGCGGCCACCACCACGCCGGCCTTGGCCAAGTGCGACGTGGCCAGCCTGGTCGGCGCCATCGGCCAATGCGCCCAGATGGGCCTGGAGCCCAACACGGTGCTGGGCCACGCCTACCTCGTGCCCTTCAACACGAAGCGCAAGGACCCGGGCACGGGCGCCGAGCGCTGGGTCAACAGCGTGCAGGTGATCATCGGCTACAAGGGCCTGATCGACCTGGCTCGGCGCAGCGGGCAGATCGTGAGCATCGCGGCGCACGAGGTCTGCGAGCAGGACACCTTCGACCTGGTCTACGGCCTGGACGAGAAGCTGGAGCATCGCCCGGCCATGGGCGAGCGCGGCGAGGTGATCGGCTTCTACGCCGTTGCGAAGCTCAAGGACGGCGGCCACTGCTTCGAGTTCATGAGCCGCCTGCAGGTCGAGCAGATCATGGCCGGCACCCAGAGCAAGGGCAAATACGGCCCCTGGAAGGACAACTTCACGGAGATGGGCCGCAAGACCGTCATCCGCCGCCTGGCCAAGTACCTGCCGCTGTCCATCGAATTCCAGACAGCCGCCGCGCTGGACGGCATGGCCGAGGCCGGCAAGGACCAGAACCTGGACACCAGCACCATCATCGATGGCGAGTTCACGGTGATGCCCGACGACATGCCGCCCGGAGACGACCAGCAGCAGGACGGCGTGATCGATTCCGCTGCAGCGCCGGCCGCGCCCGCCCAGGCCCCGGCTCAGCCGACCGCCATCGGCTACAGCGCACCCGAGCTGCTCGCCCAGATGCTCAAGGCCAAGAGCTCGGAGAAGCTGGACGAGGTGGCCAGCTTCATCGGCGACCTGCCCGACCAGGAAGACCGGAAGAACCTCAACGCCAAGTACGAGGCCCTGCGCGCGGAGATGCCCGGGGCATGACCGCCGCCACCATCCCGGCCGCCGAGTTCGCCGCTCGGCTGGCCGGCCTGATCACGGGTCTGCCCATCGGCGCGGACAACCTCACGCATGAGCAGGTCGCCCGCGCATTTCTGCGCGTCTCCCTGGAGGCCGAAAAGCTCGGCCGCGAGTACGCCGCCCAGGCCCTAGGCCAGCCCATCCCTGTTTCCACCACCACCGAGGACCATCCCCATGGCATTTGAACTTGCCGAATCCACGGCCGTCACCATCACCAACGCCAACCCGCGGCGCGAGCTGCACGGCGAAGAGAAGGTGCGCGCAATCGACATCTCGTTCACGCTCACAGGCGAGAACACGCTGCTGGACCTGCTGGAGCCCGGCCTGCGCGAGCACCATTACTGCAACAAGGCGGCCACGGCCGGCCAGGAGGCGCTACCCGGCGTGCTGATCCCGCTGCCGAACCTGCGGCATCCGCAGCTGCCCCTGCTCTACCACTACGGCAAGGGCCAGAAGTGGCGCGGCTACCGCTTCATCTGGGACTGGGGCATCGAAGACGCACACGTGGACTTCACGGACGCCGTGCTGACCGGCCTGCACTACGAGCTGAGCGAAGGCGGCAGCGTCACCATCAAGGGCACCATCCAGTACAACGGCGACGAGCTGCAGGACAACGATGTCTTCGGCGAGCTGTCCGGCCTGGCAGCCGAGGGCGAGATCTACATCAAGCTGCTGGCCCCGGCCGAGTTGCTGCAGGCCAAGAAGGGCTACCGCGCTGGAAAGCCCGACACACCGGCAAGCCAGCCGGAAAACGAGAACCAGCAAGAGCTGCAGGAGGGAGGCGACGACGAGCCGCCCACCGACCCGAACCACCCCGTGAACCAAACGCCCGAAGACGCCTTCGCGGCGGCCGTGACCGGCGAACCGGCCTGAACCATCCACTGAACCACCCACGGCGCCCGCGCGGCGTCTAACCAGGAACCATCCATGACCTCCTACACCGAACTGCTGGCCCAGAAGGCCACCCTTGACGCCCAGATCGCAGCTGCTCAAGCAGAGCGCAGAGCCGAAGGCATCGCCGCGGCCCGCGCGCTGATCCAGGAGCACGGCCTGACCGCTGCCGATGTCTTCCCGCTCCAGGGCAAGAAGGCCAAGGGCAGCATTGGCGCCCCGAAGTACCGCGACCCCGCCACCGGGGCGACGTGGACCGGGCGCGGCAAGCCGCCCAACTGGATTGTCGGCAAGGATCGGGACCAATTCCTGATCGAAACGGCCAAAAGTTAG